CTTTTTTTTTATATTGATATGATTTAATTATTTTTGTATTCATATAAGTTCGCAACACCTATATCGTCTTGCTGTTACCAGTAGACCGCTCATGCTTTCACATGAGAGTAGATTATATCTTCACCCTATTTAATAGGGGCTTGATTTTTCTTCCGCCATTAACTTGCGGCTTTACTTCTCCCCCAGAGAATAATCGTTGAAGGTTTTCCATGTATATTATACCACACCATATTTGATATGTCAATATATTTAGGACTTTCCCTGCTAAACACCCATTGTACTCTACAGACTATTTAGGATTTAACCATGTAGTCATCCCACGACTTTTTTCTACTTTCGTAACCATTCAGCTTGTCGTTTCCAACTACTGTTTAGGTGTGTGGGCTTTAGGGATTAAAAGCAATTAACCAAGGGTCTAAGCAGATTACTCTACTTAGAGGGCAAATCTACCCGGACCACCTCTGACCTCTTCAGCGGTGATTTCACTATTAAACGTTGTGTCGGATAAGGTTTTGCCAACACCAATTAGAGTCTGTCCATAGAAAAACAATGCTCTTGCTGGACCAGCAGTATATTTATATGCTTCGCTCATAAAACTTCCTCCATTTTGTTAAATTTTTGTTCATATGAATTTACATTTGCAACTTTTGCATTATTTTCTAAATCTTGAAAATTCGCACCTAACTTGTCAGCAAATTTTTCTCCAGAAATAATGTAATCGTCCATTTTGTCTTTTTTCTTTTTATATATCCAATGCTCTATTTTTTCTCCAGAGAATAATGCAATTGATCTTGACGTTGAAAATTCGATGTCTGCACATACTTCATTCCATAACATAGTATGTGCTCTATATGTCATTTTTTGTTGTTCAGATTTTCTAATGCCACAATGAGACGTAATAATAGCCATTTTTCTTTCAATGTCTGGAAAATCTATATCTTTACTTCTCAATTCGTTAGTTTCATCAATGGCTTTTTTTAAATCTGGGTCTATATATGAATCATCAAAAGACAATATGTTTTGATATAATATCAACCTGCGTATATCTTCAAATTCTTTCTCTGTTATACTTATGTCCGCATCTTCATCAAAAATAACATATTTATTATTTACGTCAATTCCTATTTTTGGGTCGTACATATGCAATGACAATTTAAGTATTGTTGCAAAGTTGTCAATATTTTTTCTTTCTCTGACTAAAACAGCGCATATAAACTTTAAATATGACATCTGAATAATATCGACAGATGGCAAACTATTCTTGTCTATGGATATTACCTTAGATGCCTCTAAAAAATCCTCAGAATCCTCTAGGCTTATTGGATATAATGTAAATTCCTTGTTTCCTTTTTTATATATACATGGCTTGTCGAAAATAAAGTATTTATGTTTATAGTATTCGATGTCTAGCATCCGGCATCGACACCTCCATCACCTACTTCAACAGCCATATATAATTGAACGCCTGTAAACGTATTTTTATTGCCAATGGTTGAACGCGCAGCGCTGTATCGGCTCATATCGTCTAAAAATGTCAATTTACCAACACCGCCCACTTCTGCGCCATTCAATAAATGCAAAATGCAATGGATAAATAAATCGCCGCGATTGACAGGAATACCATTATATTCAACTAGGCTCATCTGACCGCCATATAGGCAATCAAACGCATAGACTACTGTGCTAGTATATAGCTCGGACGCATGGATATAATATTGGTATATCTTAACAATTTGCTTTGATTCAGCTATAACGTCCTCAATCAGATTGGTTAAAAATACACTATATGTATCCTGCTTGCCTTGCGCCCACACCATCTTCATCTTTTGTTGGAATGTAAGCGGCTCATGGCTCAACGCCTTGTAGTCTTTATATGCCAGCATCTTCCAAAAGACCTCAGCAATAGGATCGGTAGATTTTGCTAGATACACCATAATATTATATCCAATGCTTGGTAATCTTGATAAAGAATTATACATAATCTAACCGCCCTCCTTTAGCCCATTGGAAATGGCGCGTTTTCGTCCATTGGATAATCAACAGAGCTATTATCCGCAAGCTGATTCGCGATATCATCGCCAACATGAGTCTCATCAAGATATAACTCAAGAGTAAGCAATGTCGGTTTGTTATCGCCATATGCATTGATTGCATTCTGATAAGCAAACAGCTTGAATGGTCTACCACCTAGAATATATCTAGTGTTCAGCTTGAATAGCCTATATACATCCTCATTGCCCTGAATCATAACAACAGCATGGTTGTTTGGCGTGATGATAGGTGTGCTGACCTGTGCTGATGGTGATTGCATATCATAGTCAACAACGCATGGTGCGCTAAAGATTGTGTCATTGACCTCATCTTTAATTCGCATGACATTGTTACAACGGCGCACACCAACACCACGAGGCAAACCATCAAATTTGCCTGAATCGTGAACAATCCACACATTATCATCGAACTTGTAATACAATCCGCGCACAACAAAATGGTCAATATTCTTGAATATTAGCTGTAGGAAATCTATAGTATCCTTTAATCCGGTTGATGTGGTTGCCACAGTAGGCGCAACCCATGCTTCTACTGGATTATATTCATTAGACCCTATTCCATTTTGTTCTAGCAATTCGCCGCCATTCTCAGGTGTTTTAGCAGACGTGTTATACCATTGCGCATTTATGTATTCTTGTGTCAAATCGCGGTAATAATCATTGGGATTTGGTTGATATTGAAACATCTCATATGCCATATCAATCACCCATCCTTTCAATTCTGTTCGTCATACGCAATACACATGAACGAATAATAGGATGGGTAAGCTCAAGCCCCATTTTGCTTAATCCTGCTAATGTATCAGCGATTTCACCATCAACCGCCCTAAATCGAACGGATAGCCGCTCACAATATGCTGTATAGTCGACTTCTTCGATTGTCGGCTCAAGACTAGTTAAATCTTCAAACAGCAACAGGACTTTATATAAAGCATGAATTTTATCTTGCTTATCTGTTCTACTCATATATCCACCCCTCTTTAATAATTATAGGAGGATAGATATAAGAGCTGGTATTTGTCGTGAATGAGCCTATCTACATCTTCTTCTAGCTTATCAATGACGTTCTGTTTTTCTTTGAAGTTCTGTGCGGATACGCCATCCATCTGGAAAGAGGATGGAACTTTAAGTTTTTGTGCAATCTGTGTTGCTACGTCCGTCTCACCGCGCCACCAGTAAATTACCCAATATTCGGCAAGAATCTGAATCTCTAAATCTGTTAAATCTGCGTCAAATTGTCTAAGCTCTGAATCGTATGTTAAGGATTGCTCACATTCTATAAACTTTGCGGCCGAACTAATAACCCAACCATCAATCTTGTCGTGAAACATCTCAACGTTTGCATCATATAGCTTGCGCAGTTTATAGTCATCAATTACACTTAATGCTCTTTGTCCAATAACATCAAATGATGTTGCCATAATTTATCACTCCTCTTCGAGGGGTTCAATATCAATTAGATTTTTACCACTAAGTTCACCAATCTTAACAAGCACATTTGCATCAACAGGATGTCCGTCAAGCACCATATTAGAAATAGTATCGACAATGATTTGCTTCTGTTGGTCTGTTGCGCCCTTATATACCTCACAAATATCGACCGCATTCTGCTTTAATAGCTCCTTGAGTTTTGTCGCGCTAAGAATATGACGATAAATTTCATCTAGGTCGCACTTATGAACAAATTCAGGATCGTCAATATATACCATACCACTAGATACGGTTTCGGGCATATTATTTACAACAGAAAACGCCTCTGACTCTGGAATCATCTTGTACTTATACTGACCTTCAATTCTGTGCATACGAGTGCCGCGCAGATTAATATTGCCCGGACACATGTTAATAAACTTGATATTTCTAAGCGCCTTAGATTTATCCTCGATAGATTCCGTATCCATCTTAACCTGAGACTGTGCTTGCATAAGAACCTGCATTTGCGCCATCATTTCTTCCATTCGCTTCTGCTGTTCTGCAAGCTGCGCCTTTAACGCCTCTTTTTCAGTATCAACAACAGGCGTTTCAATCGACTTTGTTGTCTTGGTGGCTGTAGTGGATTTAGTGTTTGTAGTATTTGCCATTCCTTTTATTTTCCTTTCTTATTTCCGTTATAAATAGAGAGGGGTTAATAGCCCCTCTCAAATAAATATTACTCAGTAATCGTATAAAGCCCCGCAAACGACGCCCCCACAAATTCAAATCCGTAATTTTTACGCATTGTAAAATTAGAGGTGAGGTCAGCATTTTCATAGAACTGGTTGCTGTTGGTTAGAGTGGTGGACATAGCGCCAACAACTAGCTTAGAGCCAACAGGAGAAACAACATATAGCTTGTTGTCCTCAAGAGCTAGACCGTAGTTAGAGCCAGTAGGCATCTGGGGTAGCTCATAGAGGGCAAAGCCATAGAAGTCACGGAGAACATGGACAGAGCCGCCATTAGCATCATAGTTGCCACGATAGCCCATAGTGCTATCAGGTAGAACGTTAGCTAGAGCAGAAGCAGTACCCATGATAATTGGCTTAATACCATTGTTGTAAGCTTGAACGCGCTGTGCTAGAGCAATAAGCTTCTTAGCATCAAATGCGGCATTCTCTAGGAACTGAGAAGGATAGGAAGCGCCAGCTAGACCAGCATTAAGAGCGGCAACGGCCATCTTCTGCATATCAATCTCAATGGAAAGAACGATGGCGCGGACGAAATCAGCAATGTCTTCCTTACCAGCCATTACGCGATACATATCAACATAAGTGGTAATGATACGCTCCTGCATGGAAATGACAACATCGCCAGCATACTTCTTCTGACGGAAAGTAGTACGCTCACCAGTACCACCAGCAGAAACAGTGTAAAGGGTACGAGGCATAACCTTGACCTTAACAATATCGCCAATACCAGCCATACGGAAATCAACGAATGGAGCAAGGGACTCAGTAACATATGCAGGAAGAACAGCATTGACTAGGGCGTTGATGACTGCGAAATTTGCAATTATGTTCACATAGGTTCGTAACACCTACGCCGTTCATCTCTCAACGCAAAGATGAACTGCTCATACTTTCATATGAGTTCAGACTATATCTTCATCTTATATATCTATTCTTAAATGTTTGTGTTCACTATTGACCAGATAGTCAACACCTTGTTTTATTTGCTCTTTTGTAGGAACATTGTATTTGCTAAAGAATCGTAATACTTTATATCCTCGTCTTATACAATAATAATCTCGGCGTTTATCGCTTTCTTGCTTATTCTTATGCCAAAATTCTCCATCGTATTCAACATCAATTTGAATATCATCATAGTTGAGTAAACAATCCATAACAATTTTATCTAAAGGAAATTGTGGATGACAGTTTTCTTTTCCATACATATCAATTAACAAATCTGTCATAGCTCGTTCTGCTTTAGATGATTGAATCGTGCCACCATTCAACATAGATTGTATAGATTTAGCCCTCACCTGTTCATCACATTGTGAGCTATCACCACCATACTTCTTTCTACATGTATTTTTAGCTTTATCTATAACATCCGGTGATTTGCTTGCATTGTCTACTCCATATTTTAATAAGCATGTCTCTTTTCGCTTATCTAGTGCGTCACTAAAATTATACTTACTCATTGCTTTAGCGTGTAAATCTTTTGATTGTGATGGATGTTCTACGCCATATGTTGATAGCATGGTGTTTTTCATCTTATCGTGAATCTCATCTACTTGCATAACGTTTTCAACACCATATTTGTCAAGATTTATTTCTTTAGCTTTCTTGCCTTTGCAATGCTTACAAGCAACTTTCCCAAATTTTGCGCTGTTATTATAAGCATACATTCTCATTGGAAATACTTGCCCACAATAGTCGCAAATCACATCAACAAATATAGCGCTCTTGGGTGGTAAATCCTCGGCTTTCGCCTCGAACTCATCTCCCATTTTAGTGCAAGTATATCCTTTTGAAACCCAATACTGCTTGGTTTGTCCATTCCATTTTACTTTAACAAGTTGGTCTGGTTTAATCATATTAAACCTCATTTCTTGGTCAATAATATTAGATATATAAGAGTCTCATTTTTCTTCCACCATAAACTTGTGGTTTTACTCCCCCTCAAGGGGATAGTCGTTGGGGGTTTCCCATGTGTATTATACCATATCATAAACAACATGTCAATACATTTAGGGCTTTCCCTGCGAAACACCCATTTACATTCACTTAGGGTTTAACCATATGAATATCCTATAACTTTTTTCTGTTTTCACAACCACTCAGCTTGCCATTTCTAGCTACTGTTTGGGTATATAGGCTTTAGGGATTAAACGCATTTAACGAGAAGTCTATACTGATTACTCAATATAGAGGGCTGTATTATTTTACCCAACGAACCATAGGATTAGCTGCCCACGCATCAGTATTCTCAGCATTGCGAGTGCAGTTAGAAAGACGCTCAACTTCTGCAAAATATGCGGCGTTGACAACATCATGCTTTTCAGCAAGAGGCTTAGTTGCATCATAAGCACCTAGCTTACGACCCTGTTCAGCATCGGACTTGTGGAAGTGATAGTCCATGAACTGCTCATAGAACTTAGTGTTGCCATTGGAGAAAGCAACAATTTCTTTGCTTAGATTCATAATATATATCTCCTTTGCTTATTTATTAAATTTAATTAGTTGCGGACGCACTTGAGAATCCAAGTCTTAACAGACTCAATGCCAATTTCAACACTATGGGTAGCCTCAATGCTGAAATAAGTGCCATTACCAGAAGGTGCTTCTGTGGCAGCAACTAGGCGACCTTTGGTATCAACAGTAGCAAACCTAGAAGTACCGTCCGTAGGAGCAGTAGTAAACGCAGAAGCAGGAACTTCTAGGAAAGTGCGACCAGCAGTTAGACCCTTAATGGAGAATGCGCTGCCCGTGGGGTTGTAGAAATAACGAGGGTCGCTCATTTCCTGCTGTTCAATAGTAGCACCAACAGCGGGCTTTTCGACGAGCCATAGATCAGTAGCATTTGCAGTAGGTAGTGCGCAAGTAAATTCATAGCCACCATTAGCCTGTAGACCAAGAGCGCCACGAGTAACAAACTGACCATTGTCTAGGTCAACAGTAGCAATACCAGCACAGTTGATGGCATCATTCTGCCAATCGTCAAGAGTGCGGATAACAAAAGAGTGAGTATTAGCCATAATATAATTATCTCCTTTTAATCAATTTTAGTTTTTAGTCCCATAGACCTTTATGCTCCTTCTTTTCAACAGGAGCCGCGAAAGTAAATACGTCGGTTTTTTCTTTCTTTGTGGTTTTCTTTACAGCAGAGAAACAATATGCCTTAACCTTATTTGCCCAAGCATCAACATCCGCAAATTCACAAGCCATGCTTTCTTCGCGCATCTGCTTATAGCAATCATCAGACATATATTCCTTGCATTCAGCCATGATAGCCTCGACAAAAATAGCCTTTTCCTTGTCCTCTACATCTTTCTTAAACTGACGTAGCGTCTCAAGCTCAGAATTTTGACCCATGATGATATTGTCTCTATCTTCAATATCTTTTTCAAGTTGCGCAATACGAGCTTTCATGTCCTCAGCGGACATTTCTTCCTCATGCCCATCATCGTCATCATCATGGTCATCGCATTCGTCACAATTTGGTTCCTCAGCCTTAACCTCAATCTCTGGTTCAGCCATTTCTTCTTTCTTTTCCTCAAGAGCGGATTCAGCCTCGACCTCAGTAGCGGCTAGTTCTTTAGTTTCTTCCATTTTAGCCTCCTCCTTTCTTTCAGAATCGTCATCAAGGTCTAACTTTTTATAGATAGCCTTAATTTTATTTACAACCTCAGTCTCATCGTTCTGCTTTGCATATGCTAGTGCCGAACTCAGAGCATTTCGGTTATACACAAATTTATCACCATCAAGTTCCATGACAGGATATTTTAGATGTTCAGATGGCGCATCTTTCCAACCATCTTCTACAAGTAGATATACAGATTTGACAAGTGTATCACGATTCTTAGCGTCCATGATTTTATCCCTCATAGCCGCCTTATCATAATCGCCCCAATCAGCCGTAGACATAGCTTCTTTGGACTTGTCAATCTTATACGTTTTCTTTTCAGCCATTGATTGTTTCCTTTCTTCGACAAATTGCTTTAGATTAGATAGAGAATCAGACTTAGCAAAATAGGCATCCGCATCCTCAGTAGAGAATCGCACCATTTTAATATCTGCATCAGGGCAGCTGCCGTTAATAGCTTTTCCAAGTACAGTTAGCCCAAAAATATCTAGTGCCATAACTTTACCTTCATCCTCATCTTTATCTGTTGTTACTGTCATTTCAACAGAGCTATTGCGAAGATTATCAAACTCAAAGATATTGTTTAATTCCTTGCTATAATGTTTGCTTACCACTGCATATGCGTATGCCTTAGTAACTCCATCTTCCTCGACAAACTCAATTTCTTGTTCGCGCGGAAAATAGCCATACTGAATTTCTGATGGTAGGTGCGTAGTTGCATCACCATTCTGAATTTTCGCCACAAGCATATTGCCAAGAATAGATTGAGCGTCGCGCCGCAATACATCATCGCCAATATCTAAATTATGCGCATTTGATTTAGTGCTTAAAAAGCAACACTTAAACACGGTAAATTTATGCTCTGGGTAATTATCACACCATTCAGGATATTCAACAGCATCTTCAAGCTGAAATTTTACATCTTTCTGCAATCATCTTCCTCCTTTCTTATAAAATTTTTACAAGAAAGATTACTTTTTCCCTCTTAGTACCATAGCGGCAACTTCTTCACGCTTTGCATACCCGCCAGGACGGGTACCATCAGTGATGCCAGCCGCGACAGCTTGGGCAACCTCATCTTTTGCCCAGGCGCTTGCCTCGGTTCCCTTGCCCTCCAACGCCGCCTGGATACGTGCATCAATCAGCGCAACCACTTCTGCTTTCGTCATGTCAATTTCCTCCTTTGGTTTCATTGCATTTGCTACATCTCGACGGAATCCTGCCATGGTATACGGCAGGCTTAGCCCGCGCCAGAGGTGCTCCGGGTCGACGTGACCACTGGCAATACCACGTTTTCCACCTTCATTATGGCTCAGAATCACGCCATCCTGCAAGGGGTCTTTGCCGTGGAAGGCGCACAGGCGGGCGAAGAGCTGAACGGCGTTTTCGTAGGTTTTGCGGCAGAAGCTTTGGGCGGCGGCTTTGTCGCGGATTTTGAAATTCGCGCCGGTCGTATAGGTGATCTGCGACGGCTCACATAGCTCGAAGCCGATATAGCCGTTGTTCCCGGCGGGCTTTCCGGCGTGGGGCATACGCTTGACCCGGCCCTGTGTCTCCAAACATGGGGCGGTGAGATACACCGCATCCGCGCCAATAAAACCGTTGATCCCCGCTCTGCCATAATTAGCATTGTCCCACTGTCTAATAAAAACCAATGGATTTGGTTGAGCACACCCTACAGAGTGAAGAAAGAATCCTTTGAATTCATTTCCGGTAATCCATCTGCCATCATTAAAAAACGGATTATGTGTAATATATTTAGTTACGATTTGCATTTTCATCAACCTCTGGTAATCCCGCAATGGATGTAATTAAACTAACAACGCCAGCTAGTGCAGCTGTGCCAGCAACGGTAATCCAATCTACGTCTACAATTGTAATTGCCGCAGGAATTAAAGCTAATGCAGACTGACACATTGTTTTGACCGCTCTAACTAAAGCCGCTTTTAACCATGTTTTCCAATCTCTATTCTTCATTTTTTGCTCACCATCCTTCTATGTTGTGACTATCTAGCCATTTTAATAGTTTTTTATTCTTTTTATAATAATAAGCATCCTCATCTAAATATTTAGCTGAGAATCCAGCTTGGTCTAATTCCCAAGCAAGCGCATCATCAGCAATAAAATAATCTTCTGGATTCTTTGGGATTCCAAGAATAATCATTGATAATCCTCCAAACCAACAATTCCCCAACTATCAATATGACGGTCATATTCGTCATATTCTGTTGGCATTTGCTTGGCTTTGTCATCTAGCACTATAATTTGCGCCACAACCTTATTCATGTCCTGCATAAGCTCTTGTAGCATAGCATTAGCGTTGAAATCTTTTTCCTCTTTGGCAATATAATACGTTTGCTTGATAACATCATAAACATCTAATGTTTCTCTAAGCATAGTATCCATCATTTGCTGAAGATTGTCATATTCGCGCTTATCACCACGCGTCTCAGGATAATATGTGGTAATGTTCCATTGATGCTTAAAATCGCTTACAGTATCAGCCATAAGCGGCCAGAGATGCGCTAATTTATGATGAATAATATTTGCGGCATTAGGCATAGCAAATTTTACTTCCATCCACGACACACACCTATCAAACGTGCGGTTCAAAGAAAAATACTGCCCAACTAGAATGTCTAGGGCTTCACTTGTTCTTTCTGATAACATCATAATATCATTCCTCTAATGTTTCTCGGCTTGCCTCTCCTGAATCTGTGAGTGTTGTTTCATCCTGTCTGGGTCTGCCACCTTCATTATCTGAACCGCCCTTAGTTGTATTTGTGTTCTTTAACAACTGTGTATATTTATCAATCCAACCCGTATATTTGCTCTCAGCCATCATTGCTTCAAATAATTGCGGTTGATATCCAGATACAGACGCCCATGTTTGCATAGGTAAAACAATGCCAGAATCGGCCATTTTCTTCACCTTATCAAATCGAGCCTCACGCTCAAATGGATAATTAGACCCATCAAAGATAAACTTCCACTTGTATTTCTTTGTTAACTGATTGACATAAAATTCTAGGAAATTACTAAATTGTGGATATAGCGGCTTCATAGTCTGATACATATCATTAAGCCCAGCCTCAATCTCCGCGTTAGATTGTTTGTCTGAGCTATAAATGACACGACTTACACCAGACCCAACACCAGCAGATGTAGCCAACTGTGTTGAATACATATCTGTATTCTTGTCCTCAAATTGGTAGAACTTAATATTTTCAAGCGGCATAGCTGCCAACTTAGACAACGAACCAAGTCCAGCCTTTGCCTTTTGCATAAATCCGCCTAACGTCTTTGGATCGATAGCAAATTGGTTCGCCTTGGTACCAGATTTAGCCGTATCAAATAGACGAATTTCACCAGCTAGAATAGCATATGCCGACGCAATGTCCTTATTATATTGTAACTGAGCAATATCATCATTGGCAATGGCGTTCTTTAGGAACGGGGCTAAAAATGGCGTATTGTTAAATGTACTAGGATTCCACTTAAACGCCCATGCCCCATCACTAGGAGATGTTTGCGTCCACATAGCATATGCGCCATTTCGTCTATTTAGTGGGTTTGTAGGGCGATAATTTTTAAATGCTTCTTCCTCAGAGCCAAATACACGCTGATAATATTTCTTAAATGCTGGGTCAAATCCATTGATGTCTACACCAGCTTGCAGGAAATAGCTCATGTCAAAATCAAACAACATGCCTTTTTCCCAATATCCGGTAAGCAAACATCTATCTTGTGGCAAAATCTGTAGGGCGAATTTCATTCCTTTATTGCCCCATTTCGTCTTTCTGAACCAAGTAAAATATGTTTCGTGCGTCACAATTTGCGCCACAACTTTACTAAATTCAGCCTTATAGTCAAATTTGTTTAAGAAATCATATACGCGCCGCTTATCCTCTTGGTATGCGCTTGATTCATAATCACTCTGAGTAAAAGCATTGATACAAACAGGCTGTAGATCAAATGATAGAGCATTGCAATATGCTTGTAGAGTTCTGGCAAATATCATATCCCAGAATTTCATATATTCCATATAGCCCTGAATTTGCTCTGAATTTTCTTTGTATTCAGCAAGCACCTTACGAATTTTATCAGAACTGGGTGTTTCTGGATTGTTGTTCAAACTCTGCAATAGCTGATTGCTTAGCATTGGCGACCAGAAGCCAAACTGGTCATAAGCATATAATGCTTGTGCAAATTCTGTTACGGCTTGAGCCTGTTCAAATGTTACTAACGGTTCTGCCAAATTTCGCCCTCCTTTCTTTGTTTTGTATTTTTGAGTGTTTTTATTTTATAGTTTTGATTAAGCCTAAGTTGGAACTTGGAGACCACGCAACCCTAATAGCACCTCCACGGTAACACACCAACATAGCAACCGCTTCATAGGCAAGTCATATCACCAAACAAGCTGGATGGAATCTAAATCAAACTCATCTTCTTGTAACTGTTGTTGCCATGCGTTTTCAATCAAGTCAATAATATAATTTCCATACATGATAGTTACAATTCTATCCTTTGTTCCTGTGCGCGGTTCTTCTAGTTTGATTTTATCCTGCTTAATAACCGTCTTCAGATTAACTGCCTCTATGACCATCATATCAGTTTGGCCATACGGCTCAAGCTGATTAGCTAATTCTTCAGCAGTATATTGATAATATTCACCGCTATCTGTTAACTCATTCTGATAATCTTGCATAGAAATAAGGAATTTCATATTGTTGGTTTCGAGCTGCTTGCGTAATGACAACCAACCACTACTGTTTAATTCAGGGGTGCCAATAATCGGTATCAAGCATGGTACAGCATTTTTATCAACTGTGCGACTATGATAATCATCTATCTTGGCTTGAGATACGACCTGATATTTATCAGCTAATCCAAAACCGCGTGAATCCCATCTTGCACCCAAATCTGGTCGTGGTAATGGTTCTGTAAGGTGGTTTGCTATTACCTCACCACCACTACGCGAGTCGAATAGACAATAATCTGCATCATATACCCATTTAAGGTATCTAAATCTATCAGATGCGCCGATTGTATCAGATGCGTCATGCCCCTCTATGTAATCAACATGCCGCTCAAATCTATTCTTTTTACTATCCCAGTGTGCTGACATAAGAGTAATAATTGTGTTATCGTTCTTTGTGCAACCAGTGGTGTTCGCAAAAGCCAAGTCCATTGACAGTATGCGTATTTCGTCCTCTTTCTTTTCTGGGAAGTCAGGTCGTTCACCAGCAAAGAACTGTAATGCTGTAGGTGGACGGAAACAATGCTCAATGATTTGATTCTCTTTGAACGATTTTAGATTGAAGAATGCATCATCGCCCTCTGAAATCATCTCGTTCAAATCTTCCATTCTAAAGTCCATTTCGCCACCAGCCTTACCATTCCAATAATCAGCCCATGTCTTAAAGCCATTATCAATAGCCATGAATATATCACCGGCAAAAATATTACATCTTACTTTATTATCTGTAAATATACGAGTAAATGTCTTTTTGAACAATAGCCAGAACCACTCAAACTTATATCTAGCAGATGTGATATAGATATGTTGACATTCCTCTTTCCAACGAGGATTGTTACCATATACAGGATTGCTAAGATATTTGGCTTGCCTTGGGTGCGCCATCTTCTCAAAGACGGAATCGACCATACCTTTTTTGAGCAAACGAGTTTCTTCGTATGTAAGAATTGTTGCTCTTGGGCCACGAGAGCTATCTTGGCATGGTAGTACACGCAAAGTAGAACCGTTCAACTTATTTTCTATTCTATAACCATCTTCTGGTTTAGTAATAACCAAATATTCATGCTCATACATATATAAGAGATAAGGAGATAATTTTTTAATCAACTCGTCTCTTATTTTATCTTCAACCATCTTGTTTGCCTGTGCAACAGTTGATGATGTAATTACCGCCTCTGTATATGGATAAAGATTCATCTTTACAATATTGCCTAGACCAACGATAAAGGTTTTGGATAAGCCACGACAACATATTGCAAAAAATACATCTGATATGCCCATCAGATATATCATTATCATCTGAAATGGGCGCAACTTAATACCAAGAACTAAATCAACATATATATGCCAATTTCGGCGTAACTAGAATAAAGTCAGCCACTCTATAGCATTTTCTTCTTTCTGAGCATCTTTCATTGCGTTTTCTTTTGCTTTTGCCGTAATTAGGTGGTTTCCAAGGAACTTGCGTCTCAAGCCCCCCATCTGACTTTTCATTCTATATCACCACCCATCGCGTACATCAATTTTTTATCTACAAACTCTTGTGGCATCTTCCTGTCGCCACTTAACCAACGAGACATACGATTTACTTTTACATTATAATACTTTGCGCAATCTGTAATCGTATCATAATATACTCCCTCACAAACAACATGACGTACACCACCAATTTGTGCTTCATGCACTGTGTCATCACCAACAAAATGCAGGCCCAACTCAATAAATTTTTTAGGCATACGCTTTTCTTTTGTTAACCAGTTAATCATGGTATGAAATTTAACGTGATAAAAATCTGCACAATCATTTACACAAGCATATTCTACTCCATCACACATAACTGCTCTTGCTCGTGGATTATTGCCTCTTGCAAACCCTGTTTGCGGTCTATATTCTTTATCTGGCTCATCTTCATAGCGCAACCCCATGTCTATAAATTTTTGAGGCATATTTAATCTGCCAGTTAAATAACTGTTGATAAGCTCTCTGTTTAGCCCATAATGTTTTGCGCATTCTCCAATGTGTCCAAATCTCTTACCATCACAAATTACAGGTCTTGCCCAATAATTATTTTCTCCACTTCGTTGCTCTTTCCAAATTTTAAGAGTTTCTTCAGATGGCTCTTTATTGAACCCGCCAGAAGCAATATTATATCCGTAGTCTGGATTGCGCGTGTTTAATTTATCAATTAGTAATATTTCAAAATTATTCGCTTCATCGAGAGTTAAGTTAGAAGCAATTATTTCATGGTCAAAATTATCCCAACCATATTTTTGTATAGCAAACCAAAAATGTCTACTACCTTTATACTTCTGACCACCAACTCCACATCGTCTGTCAAGACCTAATTTTGTTTGACCTATATATTTTTTTCCGTTGATTTTATTTGTGTGACAATACACACAATATTCCCCATTTTGTATCATATAAATCTCCCTTCAAGATTATATATAAAGCAGTAAGCTGAGCATGAAGGGCACTCAGCAAGGTAGCTACTCCCTGTCCTGCTTTTTGACTTAATTATCTTTTTCTAAGGACGGATATTCCCTACTTGAAGCAACCAGATTCTTACAGCATCTCAGAATATCTTTCCATGTCAGCTCAAATCCACTAAAATCCTTATACTTATTCAAATCTTCACATTCACATGGTTTTGTATTCTCAATATTCCATGCCATGCGTTCTATAAATTTTTCAGTATCGCTCTGCTTATTTTCCTTAAATTGGTCTAGTTTTAGCACCTTCATCAATTTAAGGATTTCATCACCAGCGTCTTTATCTGTAGGGTCTTTGAATTTGCGTAAATTGGCTTGACACAGATTTCTATATGTCATCTCTTTAGCCGTATCCATATCAAGAATTTCTTCTGTATATCGTTCAAAAATATCATCGAGCCACTGATATTCCCATTCTTCATAATCAGCGCCCCACTGACGATTCCATCTTGCTTTAAGCGCCACCTCATCAGTTTCACCCTTAGCAACATCGCCCAAATCTTTGAAATTAGACAACTCCATATCACTGTCCCATACGCCTGTTAATTTATCTGGTGATGTAGATAAATATGTATGATACAACATAAATAGACTAGGCTTTTTGCCTTTAGCCGCCTTTTCTAGTGTATCAAGACAAGCCGTATATTCAGCCCGTCTCATAGGAATACCAGTCTGCATACAAGTTGACCATAATGCCGCGCCTTGGTCTTTAGTAGATTCAAGAGCTTGCTTATGTAGCTCAGTCACGCATGACTTGCATGGCTTAATATATTCGCCCGTTTTGATTGGGCTTTTATAGAATTGGTTATCTTGCTTTTCTTTGCCACAATATGGGCAAAACATATTCTCATTCCTTTCTGTTCCGTTTGTTTCCCTATAAATATGACGAAGCAACCAAGATTGCTCTCAGCTGCTTCGTATTTATCAAAGTTCAATATTCAGTTAAACAACAGTTCCCATTGAGTTGGGCTTATTGTCGATATGAGCCAATTGGCTCTGATCACCTCCTTCTTTAATTATGCTTCGGACAAACCAGTGGATAATTCAAGAGAATAGTGACCTCCTTTCGGATATTTACGGTTTTCATTTGTTGTCATATGGTATACCGCAAACCTTCAATTAACGTCCACATATCACTCAAAGACAACCGAGCCATATACTTCATACGCTCATATAACACACCTGTTGCTATACGCCTATCGTCAAGGATAGGATTTATATTCAACTCTACTAGGTGGGTCAATCGCCCCACAAGCATGATTAACACAGCCGTAGCTATCACCTAGTAGAGAATGAATCAATTCAAAATATATTTCTTAGTCCACGTCTTTTGCCCATCTTCAAACAGCATGAGTAATGCACCAGCTCTTGACAACTTGCGGCATTTCTTGCTATAATCATCAATGCCAACAATAGATGGGCATTTAATTACCTCTTTCTCAGTGTTCAATCCAATACCAACTGACTGTTGCTCAAGATGATGAAAATGCCCAAGTAGTAAGATATCGATATCAATCTGGTGATAATCTTCAAAGAAAGCGATTTCTCTAGTTACATCCTTTGTATCATCACCATGATATGCTAGGATATTCACGCCTTGAATCGTCTTGAATCCACACTCTGCATATGGCGCAACCTCAATGTTTGGATTGTCTTTGAGCCGCAACTGTACAATCTGCGTAATAATCTTAGCAATATTATCTTCTGGTAAATCGCCCTTCTTCGTGTTCAATGAGCGGATAACCGAATGATTGCCACCAACGGCGATATATTCAATCGGCACTTGTAGTCGTTCACTTAATTCAACTAGCCACTGACTAATATATTCGGCATATTCCATTGAACAGTCTACAATACCAGCCTTGAGCTTCATCAAATCCGACATATGTATAATCCCTTGAATGGAATCCCCCATATCGAACACAACCAATCGGCTGAATGATGATACAGAATATGCGTCATCTTCAATGCTGTTCATCAGCTTTTCCATTCGCGCTTTGAATACATCCGGATTATACACATTGACCTTCTCGCCAAACAATGAATCCATATCAATCATTGTGCCGTAATGCTCATCACCAATACACAACACGCCAACTTGCTCTTTGATTGGGTCTGGCTCAAATTTACGGCTAAACTTAATTGGTTCAAGCCGATTGATAGCTGCGACGATTTCTTCATTAAGCATATCATGTCGCGCCACCTCGCGCTTATTCGCCGCATACTCAAGATTTTCTGTACGGAGTTTAAGGCGCGACTTCTCTAGTTCCTGCTTAGCCTCTCTAAGTTGCGATAGAATATTAGCATCTTTTTCGTCTGATTCACAATCATCTGCGCCGTTTAGCATGTTACGGACAAATACAGCACAACGCCGCAAATATTCCTTAGACCAGACACCCCTATAATCTTCACCAAGACAACGAGCCGTCCATTCTTGCAAGTCAATTAGCTTGCTATCTAACAGATCAGTCGCTTGTCGTATCTTCTGTAGATTCATTCAATTTCTGTTCCTTTTCCTTCTTTTTCCGTTCATAATCTTCTTTTTTCTTGTTGATTACATTGATAAAATCATCATAACTCTGTTGCTTTGCTTTTTCCATCCGCTCTTGTGCCATTTGTTCAAGAGTCTTTCGAGCAGTTCGTTCCATTTCAGCTTGAGTTATGAGCTTGAGATCGTTTGACGTCAACTTACGTTCACGGACGCGCTTTCGGTATCTCTTTGTAACTCCTCGCCCATTGACGTTATTGATAAAATCATCATTGCTTTTATATGTGATTTTGAACCACGCTGGGATTGTTCTCTCTACAAGCTCACCATTATCGTCTTTTGCCATTCCAGTCCAAGACGGAACTTCTTTCAACTCAAATGTTCCAACTCTAGGCATTTGGCATCTGCCATCAAAATGCAACATATGAACAATGGTGTCAACACATGCTTGCCAATACTTTTTTACTGTCTCTGGCTTAGTTTCAAGTAGATTAGCCGCATAAGCGTAAAATTCTTGGTTCAGCTTATTATATTCAGCCATCTTCTTCTTCCTTAGCAAACTTAGGATTATCTGGATAATTCTCCAATACCCAAGCGTCCCATTCTTCTTTGGTTGGGCCTTTACCATACAATGTGCCAGCTTTTACATAACTAGCCATATGCTTCTCAGCCTTGAACTCTAACCGATAATATCCCATTCTGTCAGGATAGTACATACGCCGCTTTTGGAATCCATTCCAATATTCTCCAGCTGGTTTAGGTGGATGGTCGCGGAATGTAATAACACCAATATCAGGTAGTGAATACTCCACGCCATGCTGTAGTGTCTCGCGGATAATATCATGATAATTTCTTAATACTAATTCAATAATTTTAGAATCAACGCCTGTACGCCGTCGTAACTCTTTGCTCATATCGGCCTTACCTAGCCGAGGATATTTATTCTTGTGCAATTATATCGTTCCTTTCCCTATTAGCCTACCACAATATATTGTGGTGAGTTCATTTTATCCATATATTTCCTACTGTTTTAACATACCACACGTGCGGACAGGTGGGGCTTCCCGTGATTCAACACGCCGCCGATTATCTGCTTTTTTGTAACATTCCTCAGAACAATAGTGTTGATATACATCGCGCGGTTTGAACCGCTTGCCGCAAATGGGACAGATTGGATTGAGTTGTGCCGTATTGATTCTCAAATTCTCCACAATCGTCCGACCAAAACAAGCCCACAGCATTTTCTTATTGCTTGATTTTTTGACCGTATATAGATAAGCCACCAAGCTATTAACCACAACATCTAGCGGCTCATTGCTATATTCCACTATATCTTGTGCAATGCGACGATATTTATATAAATCGTTCTCATTGATATGTGGGTCATCACCATAGTCAAATCGACGTTGATTTCTTATCCACCAATTATACCTCTCGATGATTGGTGAATTTTCTCTAGTAGTATAATCGACCGATTTATTTATCAGCATCGTCCAATCGAATTTCCCGATCTTGTTATTATAACGAATTCGAGAAGTAGGGATTTTTGCTGATATACGATTCATTGTGGAATTGTTAGGTGGCTCAACTTGTGTATCTGGGTCTTTGTCTTTAGCATAGATGAAAAAGTTTGGAACACGGGCTTTTGTATATTGCTTGATTGTGTTATTGATTTGTTTTGTCCTTGTTGGTAACCATTGGGTTTTAGCATACCTTGATACCGTCTCTTTCGAGATACTTTAACACTGCTCTAAACAGTCGGAGTAGACTATCTCTTCATCTCATAGAGATGGATGGCACTTCGCAAGTAGGAGTTTCACCTACAAGCTACGCCCGAACGGGCTAGTCGTTACAGCTTATTGCGCGATAAAATATTAAAACTTGCCAAATATAACGTCACCTTGATTTTCACATTTTCCGCTAACAGCGTATCTTACATGATTCTCATTTGCAATCTCAGGATTATTTCTGCAAAATTCTCTAATATTGTCAAATTCTGCATATCTTCCGCCCTGTACATCAATACACCAGTATCTCACATCACGATGTATTCTTGCGCTATTTTCACTCTGAGATATCCAACGACAATTAGACGGTTCATAATTTTTATTGGAATTTATTCTATCAATGGTCAAATCATCGCTATATCCATTATTATTCGCCCATTGTTCAAATTTTTGAAAATCTTCTCTCCATTCATCACAAACGAGAATACCCTTGCCACCATAATATTGATAATGGTCATTCTTCTCGTTGTAGCATCGCTGTTTCATCTGTAACCAAATCCTATACAATCTTGTTCCAGACATATCATGTTTTCTATTATTTTCATGTGCTTGCTTTTGCGCATACTTGATATTTGTCTTACCAGTTATTTTACCAATTTCTCTAATAATTTCGTTTTTATAACATCCGCAAGATTTTGTATGACCACTTTTTAGATGTTTATTACTAACTACCACAATTTTGCCACAATCACATAGACAGTTAGAATACGTTCTACCACCTTTTGTTCCAACATCGGATAAAACCGTCAATCTCCCAAATTTCTTACCAATCAAACTAATCTTTCTCATATTGACCCTCCTTTCATCTTAATATTTATCACACAATCTTGCCACGGTATTGCCATGCGCTCATGCGTTTAGGGTTTTACCGTTAGCACGAATTTCTCCGCACACCTCGCATTTACGAGTTCACCATCATTCACATCATGCGTCACCGCATAAGTGGACTATCATTTAATCAATTACTGCATTATTCTCAAAACACAACCATTTTACAACGTCCAATTCTTCCTTGGTAATATTCCCGCTATTCCAAATTTTAGTTATCTGATTGCTCCAAATACCAATATTTCCACCAGTATATGCTCTAATCATTCCTTTGTATAAGCTATCTAGATTTACCAAACCACCCTTCGCCTTTTTAAGGTCATATGCCAGAGTACAAATATCAGACATATTCCTTTTTGCACAATTTGTCAATGTTCGGTCTTTTATAACCAGTAATTTGTCACCGTCGCAGTCCGCCATAACTATCCTTGTTATTAAATCATGACAACTAGTATATATACACTTAGTCCCACCAAACCAATAGTCAAGCTCTAAGCTGCGCCGATTTGTCCTAATTGCCCATTCTCGATATAAATGCGGCGAACGCAAACAAGCCAATGTTTCTTCATCTCGATATTGGTTTGTATATACATCCCCATCTGCAAGTAATCCTTGCGGGTTTTGTTCGCCTAAGAACAACCATTCACAGAATGCGTATAAATCAGGTGCTAAGAATAGATATTTTCCATTTACTCTAAGTCGTCCACCCTTGGCTTGCTTAACTAGACTCTTTTTAGTCTGCTTCAAGATTTCTCGATTATATGAGTCCTTGAACAGCTCGGGATATATCAACAACGCCTCTTGCATAGCTGACCTATACCGGTTAGTCTCTGTTGCACCAAGTAACCGCATAGTCACTTGATAATCTTTGCCAACATCATCAATCTCTTGTACAGTCTTAGAGATAATGCGATCAATCTCATTATCTGTCATATCGCTTAATGTCTGTAGCATCTGATAATTGATGCGACTCTTTGGAATATATGATTCTTCGATATTGCAATAACAAGCATTACATCCAAAATTTTTAAATCGCGCCTTGTAGCAATCCCACGAATCATAAAATTTCCATAGCTTGAATTGACTCTTTGTGAATATATACCGTATATCTTCCTCTATAATTTTATGCTCATTGCCATAAATATCTGTTACTATTGCTTCACCGCCGCATTTTTCTTTGATAAACTTATCAAATGGAAATGTAACAAGTAATCCCTTTACCCATGGCATACGCACCATTCTTGTTGTTTCATTTAGCATAATGCCGCATCCATCCATATGAGGAATAGTTGTCTCTGTCATTTCGCGCCGAATCTCATATGACACACCATCAATATGGTCAACCAATCCCGGAACAGCCGTTTCCCAATCATCTACCACAATTGATTTATCAATGTCAAAATCTTTCCAAACATCTGTGGCAGAGTTCATAAGCGCCAAATATGCAAGGAACTTGTTCTGATTCATACCTCCTCGTTCATTGATTTCGTCTATGGTTAATCCACACATCAATTTTTGCTCAATGCGTTTGAACGAAGATTCTTTAACAAATACCGCCCTTTTTGTACGGATTTGTCCTGCTGATGCTGTAAGGAACACATATTTTTCACCATTGTAGATAAATCCTTGATGAACTAGATTATTAAACACCTGAAAGAAAAATACGTTAATAATGAACAGCTCATCTGTCAACTTGAATGGCTCAAGTCCCAAGCTGCGTGTTAGATCGGATTCAAATAGATTAACAACCGTCTTATCAGTTACAGCATCTTGACGCAATTCTCTAGTTACATTTCGGCTTACTGCGTCATCGAGCAATTCAGATAGTCGCGCTTTTTCTTTTTTGAGCAAACGATTTACAGACTTAATGCGCCAATCTGGCTTTCCCTCATCTTTCCATCGCTTGCGCAACGAATATAACCGAACGAGCCGAGTATGTAGTGCCATTTCGTTGTCATTATAAAATGCGCTAGTATCTACTGAATGTAAATAAATTTGCGTCTGTAGGTTCAAAAAATCACCTCTAATTCATTCTCTGAACTACCATATATCCAAAGCGCCCAATCACGCTCAGTTGGCTCATATTCATCATCCCATACTTCTGGTTCTGTATCTTCCGATATATACCAGTTATAGCTCATTTCGCTCCACAATTTCCTACCACCTCCTTGAGCTTAATGCTATTATATCATATATCCTATTATTTGTCAAGTATTATTTTCTACTTGATAAAAATTACTCAGCATGATATAATCTCTTATATTATTATATATATTATATAATATATTACAGTATTTGTCAAGTATAAATATATTCATAATTTATTAACATATAGTTCATAATATTGTAATATCTATATGTTATAATATCTAGTATATATAATATATAATTACAATTTAACTATTATCTACTCATATACATTCGTAGATAATAGTTAAATTGATATGAAAAATCAATTTGCCAAAAATTATGCTTGACAAGTGCAAATAGCTGTGATATAATCATAGCGTGAGGTGAAAATAAATGCCAAGAATAAAGAAAATTAGAGCCGTAGTCCAATATGGCGATACTGGCTGGGTTATCAATGATTGTGGCAACGGGCAATTCGAGCTATATAATACCAGCACCAAGCAGATTTTAGCAAAGAGCAATAATCCATTGGATTTTGATAAGCATATAGATAAGATTTTTGGTAAGGAGGCGGCTAGACGTGTTCGAGATTTTCAAACTGAATAAGAAAAAAGCGGTAATCAAAGAAAATATTGCCCTGCTTGAAGCCAAGCAAAAAGCAATGCAAGAAAAAATTAAGGAATTAGATGAGCTAACCACATCCAGCCAGAATAAAGCTGATTGCGCTGAAATTGCTGTGAATGAAGCTCAAGCTGTCCTTGATGCTCTAAATGGTCAAATCCATATGATTGAAGAAATGCAGGATTATAATATTCCATATTATCAAGATTCATTGGATAAACTTGAACATCGGCGCTATGATCTACAAAGTAAAATTAAATCCGCTGTTAATGCTGGCTTATATCGCATTGAGCAAGGATATAGACTCGATGGATCAGATAGACGTGGCAAAGAAATGCAAGATGTATATGGGCGCGGATTGATTTACAGTTGCAACACATATATTGACAACAAAGAAAAATCTATAACTGCAAACAATGTTGCTAAAAGTAAAGAATTGATTAAGAATAAATTTAATTCTTATCAGTCTAAAGCAAATAAAGTCGGATTAGCACTTAATGCTGAATATGTAAAGGCGCGACTTGATATGCTAGATATCAACTTAGCTATCAAGGTCAAGCAGAAAGAAGAAAAAGCGCGAATCCGTGAAGAAAAACGCAGATTAAGAGAACAAGAACAGTTACTCGCTGAGGCTGAACGCGAAAAAGCAGAGCTTCAAAAGGAACGTCGTATGTATGAACAATCTCTGCGAAGGACGCTCAACGCTGAAGAACGCGCTAAATTTGAAGCAACGCTAAGAGCTATTGATAAGCGTATTGCAGATATTGATTATCGTGTCAACAATGCAAAAGCTGGATATTTGTATATCACGGCAACTCCTGCTATGCCAAATTGCTGCAAGCTGGGAGTAACACGTCGTCTCCAGCCCTTGCGTAGAATTTCCGAATTATCGTCGGCATCAGTACCGTTCCCATTCGTTTGCTATGGACTTGTGTTTGATGATGACGTATTTGACCTTGAGACGCGCGTCCATGATTATTTTGACGATAAGCGAGTCAATAAGGAAAACAAACATAAGGAATTTTTCTATGTAAGCCCCAAAGAAGCTATTGATGTACTGCGTAATGAATTTCATGTAGATGTTCATTTTGTAGATGAAGATTGTGATGAAAATGAGGAGGATGAATAAACATGACAAGAGATGAAAAAGTGGCAACACTTGAATGGTATTGTGACCATTGTGGTGATACTTGTGATAAATGTGAATTAAAAAATATGTACGATAAAGAAACAGATGAATTTACAAATAAATATGCTTGTGCATTTAATGAAATGGACGATAAGATGCTTGATAAAATCTATGGTTGGTATAAAGAGCTTGATCCAGCAGCTTGTGAAAATGCTGTGAATGAATGTTGCGACAAAGAGACTGATAACTCAAAGCTGAATATTGTACCAAAGGTGGAGCAACATTATGCAATCTGCCAGAAGCTTAATCAGGTATATAAAGCAAAGAATCATGACTATGGTGATTCATTTGGTGATACATACAAAAAGCTTGGCATCATTAGTGCTGTAACTCGTCTTAGTGATAAGATGAATCGGCTCATGTCGCTTGCTGTATCACATGATGCTCAGGTTAAAGATGAGAAGATCGAGGACACATTGCTTGATATGGCTAATTATGCTATTATGACGTTGATTGAATTGGGATATGAGGTGGACGAATAATGGCTGAATATATCGAATGCAGAGAATGCGACTCTCCTCATTGCAAAGGCTGTAATCTTAAAAATCTGGAAACGATGCTTCGCAATGGAAAGTTTGACTGCATAATGAATGAAAACCGCTGCATCAATACAGCTGCTGATGTTACGCCGGTGGTGCATGGGTATTGGATTGAGAAAAAGTCGGCTGTGGGGCGATATTTTGAATGCTCCAATTGTGGCGCACATGAAAACAAACATACAGCAATTAAAGGTTATTATTGCTGGAGATGCGGGGCGAAGATGGACAAACGCAATGAATCAGAGAACTAAGCGTGGTATTGAATCAGCTTGTAGAGCAAGCAAAGAATCTGAATTTCCTAGATACCATCTTGGCGCAGCTCTGTACTATAAGGGCGTATTGCTTGCTACAGGATGCAACAGCACTAAAACAAGCCCATTGCAAAAGCGGCTTAATGCAGAGCGTGAATTTGACCCTAACCAGAGCGGCGTAGTAAATTCTCTTCATGCTGAAATCAGGGCGTTGAGCAAAGTAAAATATCTGGATATTGATTTTAGTAAATCGACGCTATATGTATATCGTGAATATGCAAATGGCAATAAAGCAATGGCGCGTCCATGTCCTGCTTGTATGAAATATATAAAAGAATTGGGAATTAAGCATATTTGTTATAGTACAGCTGATGGAATTGCGGAAGAAAGGATTGATTAAATGGAAAAGATTGAACTTGTAAAAGAAGCTATCAATTTTGCTATGTCTGCTTTGTGTGATGGTTATTTAGATATGCCGTCAGGTTGTGAAGGATGCCCCATGTGGGATAAGGATAATCTTGATGATGACGGGAATGTTAATTGCAGAGGCGTTATTTTTATGGAATTTGCAAAGAAGCACCCAGACGATTTAATGCCGTATAAGAGAAAGGATTGATTAAATGAAATACATCACTCAAGATCATATAGAAATCAAGCCAATCGAATGTGCCGGATATGACTATTATCAAATTGGCATAGATGAGTGGAATATCGTTGTTGGGCTTGGTGGATTGGTTAATGTAAAAAATCAAGCTGATAAAATTATTGAAAATTATATAAATAAACTTGAAAAGGATTGATTGATAAATGACTAAGTTGAAACGATGCCCGTTCTGTGGCGGTAGAGCGTCTATAAATTTTGACTCAGAAGCAATCATAGATTCTCAATGGCGGCACTGGGCATATAATGTCGTATGTGATAAATGCTGTGCAACATCTGGACTTGCGTATTCAATCGAAATGGCTATTGAGATATGGAATAGGAGGACTGATAAATGCGACCGATTGATGCTGATGCCACTATAATAAATATAATGAGAATGGCAAATTTCAGCCATTCTCATTTTTTATTAAATCCTTGAGCTTGTCGCTCTGCTTATTGTTCATATTGATATCAACAAATTCGCGTCGCTGTTTGCCTGTGATACAACTAAGCTGGCTAGTTTGAATAATCTTAGTACACGCCTCTTTATTGATTTTCTCAAAGCTGGGATAATGCTCATAGACATCTAATATCCGATTAGCTATCCATTCTTTTGTAGCTGGCTTAATGATATAGACTTCTTTGACTTTGACATATTCGCCGCCAAATGTCTCTTGGGTTAATTGAGCAAGTCTCGCATCAAATGCTTTATATGTCTCTGTGGACACATATGGCTTGTAGACCCTATTGTCTATGACTTTGCCCCAATTTGGCGGCATTATCTCATTGACGGCTTTAGAATAGATAGATAAGCAGGTCTGATGATCGGGGCTATCTTCTGGCACATCATATGTTTCGAGCCATGTTTCTTTTGTTTCTGGGTTGCGCCGTTGCTTATAGAGACGATAACCCCTATTCAGATCAATGACATAACGGTTCTTCATGGTAAGCAATTTACGCCTAGTCCATTGAGCAAGGATATTGTATACAACGCCATTAACTAAGCTCATATAGCCATAATGCTCTGAATTTTCTACAGCTTGGCTATATGTATAGCTAAAATTATCATTGACCTCTTGGAACATTCTGAGCAGATTGCTGGTTGACGCATATATAGTGGCGCAATTTGTTTTGAGAAAGATTTGATAAAGAGCGGCTTCAAATGCGGCTTGGTATGAATCTTTATCTAGTTCATTGATAAGCGCGTCTGCTTCAGGATAGACCTCTTGTACAATATAACGGGTTGGATGTTCTAGAGTATCTAGTTGACAATAATTTCTAATGTGGTCAAGTTGAGTTATTTTGGAGCAACCGCCTTTTGGAGTTATATTAAGAGCCTTACATAAGTCTTGGTATTTCAATTCGCACCCTTCTATCTTTTCTAGTGATTCAATCAATTCAGCGCCTGTTGGTTGCTTGATATTTTGTTTTCTCATATAAAATAAACCCCTTTTACATTTTTGTCTAAATGAAAAAAATTTTTGTCTAAGTGATGACACTATGATAATACTAGCGTATTATATTAGTATCACGATTTAGACAAAAATTAAATTTATCTAAATTACATTGTAATTATATCATATTCTAGTCATCTATTTGTTAATAAATTGTAAATTATTCAGTTGTTGTTTGATAATGATGTGATTTATAAGCGATGTGGTAGTTTTTGAATATGTGATGTATTACATGGTATGTGGTTTGATGTGCTACAACCGAAATCTCACCGGTTAGCCTTTGCTAATCCATAACCTAGCCCCCAGGTAGGTTTTAATACGCTAAACTACAAAAACACCCGAAAATAGCACTTTTCCACTGATCTAGCTTAAAATAAGGATGATCCTTGCTTTACCGGGGGGGTGTTTTAGAGAATTGCCAGGATAACCCATTTTTGCCCCATGATTTTGCTAGCAAAAAATAGGTAGTATGCTACATATTACACGTTATGCGCTTTTTTGTATAACACTTGTTAACCATCTCAACCAACTACAACCTCATTCACTATAACAACTACTAACAGAACAAACGTTCGCATATCATCCATACTATACCTGCCTATATAATATAATATGATTTTATAATCAACCTTAGAAATTTACAATTATAAAATATAATATGCCGTACAATATTGACATGATCCTGTTACACATTGTAACTATTATACTCGATACAATCTTATATATATATATATATATATAGATATATATAGATTATATAATGGGAATCATAATTGATATTATAGATATTCATATTCATGCCGCATATACACAGCATAACTATACAATAACTAGCGCTATCTAGAATATTCTAACTTTTCAAGCGCATAACATATCTATTTGCCATCAAAACAGTGAATAATCAAACTGCATGAAAAGCGTATAACGGAATAAAAAAGCCGGACATATAAAAACACGTCTCAACATAAAAACCGCTTAAAATGGCTCTGAGCGCCTCACAGCGGCATTGTAGCATTTTACCGTTGTCAAGCTATTATATACTATAATATATATAATATCCGCTTCGTCAATTTGCATAAAATCAGCCGCGCTTTTTTGTGCAATATTTTTGTAATGAATGGGTTGACTTTTCCGGCGTTATGCTGTATCATATGACCATGCAAGGGAGGTGAACACCACGGAAGAACAGTATAAAGGATTCTTGATTCAGGAGTCCGAAAACGTCTATTATATCCGAGACGCAAGCGGCAAAATTTTAACAGAGGTAGAAACAGAAAAAGCCGCGCGGGAATGGGTGGACGAACACAAGTAAAAAGCAAGGCGGGAGCAATCCCGCCAAGCTATAAAAAATAAATAAAACAGGAGGAAACAAAATGAAAATTTACACTGAAAAAAGCTTGCGCGATTTTGAATTTTGGAGCGGTGCCAAAGATACTATAAAATATTTGACACCTTGCGAACTCGATCAAATCGAGTCAATATTAGAAGAATGCTACCCGGAAGGAATGGACGAAACTGCAATCAATGATTTTTTCTGGTTTGAAGAAGATACGATTGCGGAGTGGTTGGGATATGATTCTTTTGAAGATATTATGAAAGAGCAGGATGGAGAAGATTAAACATTTCCGCGCGGTTTCTAGAGGGTTTCCGTTCAAAAAGCCCTATTCCCATAACATTTTATTAAAAAAGGATGGTAAAAATTATGTACAATATCGAAAGAGTTTATGCAATTCCTATAGAAAAAGCTGGAAGAATTATCGACGCGCGTAACCGATATGAATGGAAAGAAGTGGCAAAAATCACGCTTCCAGAAAATGCAAGCGATGCAGAAATTGAAGTGGCATATAATGCCGCTAATATCCCGGCAGAAGCTCTTTGCGTCGCCGTGAATAGGAAGGAGTAAAATTATTATGCAAAAATACACCTTTGAAGCTGCTCAATTTTGTAATGCAATCCGTGAGCTTGCAAGCAAGACAGAAAATTTACAAAATCTTGAAAACTATCTTGAATGGAGTTTTGACAAATGGATGCAAAAATATGCAAGTACTCCGGCTTGTATGGCTGCCGAGATGTCGAACTTTGCGCAGATGGAAATTTAAAAAAGAGTCATGTTTTACAAGCCCGCTGGCGGTCTGCTGGCGGGTTTTTTGCTTGCCTATATATCTATAATCCCGGTATAGTTCGCGCCTTGTAGAGGCTTGTATGCCGTCTCAGGGGGCATTATTTTTTCGGCAGGATAAAAAGAGTAGATCCCACCAAACAGCCCCCACACGTCTCCCGCAGACGGACTGAGATTTGGCGCTTCTGATTGAGCGGATCATAGCACTGCATCCGCTCGAAGCGGGTGAGAATATCATGCAGGGGGGCGTCCAGGGCGTGGCCCATGTGCAGCTGGCCGGTGACGTTGGGGGGCGGCATGACGATGGCGAAGGGTTTTTTCTCCGGGTCGGGTTCCAGTTTTGGACAGCTGCCGGAGGGCTTCGTTGCCGGATATCATTTTAGCCAAATTGTACAATCTGCACAATTTCCAACTTTTTGAAAAACTTTACCCAAGTAAAGTAAATAGGTTAGCATATGCTAACTGTATATCGAACATCTGTTCCATATGCCCAATTTGATGTCAAAATTGACAGCGTCGTATTCTTGCGTGCGCGTGTTAAGATTTCTACAATTTTACCCGCTATATATACTATATATAATATCGCGGCGGCTCAAATCAACGCCTATTTTTCGTGTCTGCGTGTCCGTGTTAAGCGATGATTGTTTTCTCGAGCAATATAGTGTGTACATAATAATCGCGTGGACGTGACGGCATCTGTGTTGCTCATAGCGGGCTTTTTGCGCCGATGATAGTAGGTATATGCCATTGCGCTAAAATCGGCATAGCAAGGCGCAGGTGATGCGACACGGCTAATTGTTATGATCATGTCATAATTGACAACCAAGCATTATATCTATACAAGATAATGTGTGTATGCAATAGATTGATGCTAATAGTATATATCTATATAGAAAAGTAGCAAATCAATACATAAACTCGTTGGAAAAATGTGTGAATGTTCACATATATTCATATGAAAAATGTGAATGTGTGAATAAATGTACTGATGGATATATAGACATATTGACTTTGATGCTAATATAATATGTAATATTAGTATATATGTATCTATAGATGTGTCAATCTATTCATCAATCAATACATCTACATCATTTATGTGCATGATGATGTAGATGTATCTACATATGAATATGTAAATGTATGTGCAGATGGATATGAAAATGATAATGATTCTTGTTATTGTATATGTGTATGGATATTTATATATGTACGAGCCACAAAATGAAAATTGATTTGCGAGATTGTAAGTATATGTGGAAATTGAAAATCTAAAATCGGAATTGATATTTACAATTGTAAAATAAAAATCAAAAATTGTTATTGACAAATAAAATTTTATATGGTATAATCCAATTATCAAATGAATGGAGATGATGATTATGCTTGATACCTATTTCAAAATTGGCGATTTCATTTGCCATGTAGATTGCTATAACTGTGAAACTGGATTGTGGGGATATAGCTGTGATGAAATCCCCGTCCTCAATGGTTGGGCTTGTGAAAATTTTATTGAAATGAATAAAATTTGTTCTTGACAAACAGTATTTCTTATGATATAATACAGATGTGGTTGAGAGATTGGGTAATCTCAATTACAGTTCTTCATTGTGAACCTCCTAGAATATAGTCCTGAGCATGACGATAAAAGGCTCACAGTATCGAGGGTTCGGACAGCGGTCTAGTCCACATGACTTATAATCGTGCTACAAGTGTTCAAATCACTTACCCTCGACCAGATAAAATAAAATAAAAGGAGCATTTACTATGGATTCAACATCGCCGCTAAAACGAATACGACAATATTGCTTGCAGTGTTCGGGAGATTCAACGAATGAAGTAAAGCATTGTCCAATCAAGTCTTGCCCGCTTTACGACTTGAGATTTGGCAAATCAGGTCGTACCCGCTCAATGACCGAAGAACAAAAGCAAGCTGCGGCTGAACGGCTCAAATTAGCTCGTCTGGCTAAGAAATCATTGATTAATAATGAAGAAAATTTAGATTAGTCAATTAAGTAGTATAAGTTGTAGGGTTAGATGTTTAGGAAAATTGATTGATTATTAGTGTATGAGAAAGGAGGATATATGAAGGTAGTAGTAGGAAATCGCGGCTCTGGCGTAACGACCAGTATGCTACTTGATGCGGCACAACATGGCGGTACGTCTTATCAAGTCAATATGCGCACGAACATTTCGACTTGTCAAATTAAATTGAAATTAAAGCGAAAGGATAATCACAATGACAAAGAAAGAGCTAATAAAGTTTGTAGCAGATAGCACAGAGAATACGGTCAAGGACACAACTGAGATAGTAGATACGTTCATTGACTATATCAGACATAGCCTAGTCCAGCATGAGGATGTAGTGATTCATGGCTTTGGTACATTCAAGACCAAGCTGCGCGATGCTCGTACTGCTCGTAATCCACAGACCGGTGAAACCATTGAAGTTCCTGCTAAGTATGCTATGATGTTTAAGCCGACAAGCACACTAAAGGCAGAAATCAATGAGTAAATAATCCTCCTGTTAAAATCCCTATGGTCGAAAGATTATAGGGATTTTTCTAAGATAATACTTGACAAATCGCCGCTATGGTGCTATACTTAAACCATCAAATAAAGGAGTTGAACATTATGAACGAACTGTTTATTATGAGCCTGAAAGCAAAGCACCGTAGCGAAGGCACTATTCGTGAATATACTAAGGCGGTTAATAATTGCTTGAAGTATGTTAACAAGCCTGAATCTGAAATCAAGGCTATTGATCTTGAGATGTGGCAGTCCAGCATGGACAATCTCAGCTCTGCATCTGTTGCTCAGAGAACATCGGCTGTTCGTGAATATTTCAAATTCCTATATCGGAATGAGTTCATTCAGCGCAATCCGGCTGAGTTTCTTGAAGCTCCTGCTATCAAGAATCGTGAACAATCTGCGCTGACTGGCGAACAGGTCAGAGCAATGGTCAATGCCGCAACCAATTTGCGCAATAAGGCGATTATCATGATGCTTGCGCAAACTGGCTTGCGTATTCACGAATTGCTCAATATCACACTTGAACAGTATGAAAGCCGCAGTAATAATATCCTAGTCATTCGTGGTAAGGGCGATAAGGATAGATTGATTGGTTTGTCCGATGAGACGATCAAGCTGATTGATAGCTATATTACCAATGAACGCAAAAATGGTTGTGAATATCTATTTGTTGGCAATCAAGGCAATAAGATGGATGGCAAAAATACCAGCGCTATGCTCAAGGTAGCAGCTAGAAAAGCTGGTATTGAGAATTGGGAAGAATTGCATATTAGTAATCATACCATGCGCCGCACGTTTGCTACCATGATGTCTGAAGCAGATGTACCTATTGAGGTTATTAGTAAGGCGATGGGGCATAGCTCGATTGCTATTACGGCGAACAGATATATTAAGCGCACCGAACAACGTGCAGTAAACGCTATGAGCGTTGTGAATTTTTAAGACATAAGGAGGACATAAATAATGATGTGGGAAGATGTATTTAACAGCTTGTACGATGAAATCATGAAAGAAAGGGAAAAGAATAAGATGAAGCTAGAATACAAATTCTATGAAAAGAATCTAGCACCTAAGTGGCTAGAGGGCGATTATGACCTGCATATTAAGGGTAATCGTATGACGATGACAAGCAAGGATGGCAAGAAGGTTGAAACAAGATGCCATCCTGACGATGATTGGCGTTTGCAGGTTGGGCTTGATGAGCTAAAAGCAAAAATGAATGAAGCAAAGAAGCCAAGAGAAATTAAGGTCGGGGACAGAGTAGTGATTAACCATGTGAGAACTCGAGTGTGGACAGTTAAATATATTGATAAAACAAAGGGCATTGCTCTTATCGACAATGCAAATTCTGATAAGCCGTGTGTTGTTGCATTGTCTAGCCTTGAGTTGGCAGATTGATATGACAGAAATGCACCATATAGGGAGGGGACATATGTCGGATAATGAATTAAAAAATATTTTGAAGAAAGAGCTTGAGCCTAAATTTCAAAGCTATTTTAATCAAGGTTTGATGGCTGGTTGGAATGCTTGTATTTGTGCAATAGATAAATCTATTTCCAACTTGACTTCTGCCAAAGCAATTAAAGAGCTGATCAAATCTAAAGTAAATGATGTTAATGCTCGTAGTGAAAAGAGAGAATAATTTAACGCCACTATGGATTGCAGGAGGCGCAGTCCTGTTTGTAAGCTCACTGTTGCCTCTGTGCGGCTCGATTGTGGATTTGGCACAATCAGTTATCAATGCTAAGATTAACCGCATGTCGCTTGAGTTAGAGATTGATAAGGCAGAACATGAAGCAGCCGTTGAAAAAATTGCGCCTAGTCCTGCTATTACTCAGGCTATCGGATTTCAAGTAAGCGAACCTGATTATGAGGAGGAATATGAATGAGCCGTAGACCTCAAATGCTTATGGAAATTCCATGTATGCGTTGTGATTATCAATCTGATTGCGACAAATATGTAAAAATCGATCCACGTATGACAGCACAGAGAGATAAAATGTGGAATGATGCTGACTTGAATTGCATGGATTGTGTACTGAGAAATGTGCTGAAGATGAGAAAGGAGTCGGTTAGTTGACAGACCGAGGTTGTAAAAAGCCGTATATTCACTTCTTATCAAATGCCGCAGTTGATGTGACCGGCTCTTGCCATCATGTACGATTCAAGAAATATAGTATCCTCCTAGATTGTGGCATGATACAGGGTATGGGGGATATTGTGTCCGACTATAAGGCTAATCTTGCTCAGCTAAAAAAGATTAAACCAAGAGATGTAGATTTTATTGTGTTAAATCATAGCCATTTAGACCATATTGGACTTGCTCCTGCGCTATATGCTAAAGGATGTAATGCGCATCTATATGCCCCATCTGGCTCTACTAATTTTCTCAAATTGTTATGGGAAGATAGCCTAAAAATCATGCGATCTGATTGTCTAAAAATTAAGAATAAGCATGGCCAGAAGGCTGCGCCATTCTATGACGAGCAAGCTATTGAACGTGCGCTTAATCGTATCATAGAAGTCGATTATAATATACCTATTCAGCTTGCGTCTGATATTAAGCTAACATATTATCCTGCCGGACATATTATCAATTCAGCGCAATGTGTACTTGAGCTAAAAGATGGATATGTGACTAAGCGCATTGGATTCACTAGTGATATTGGCGGTGCGTCTGAAAGACCGTACAAGGCGCGTAGACAGACGTTGCCATTCGTTGATGTTCTTATCTCTGAATGCACATATTGTCAACAGGGGCGACCTAACAGCCCCAAGGATAGAGATAAGGATATTGAGAAGATTAAGACGATCATTGCTGAATCAAATAAAATTCTCACCCCCTGTTTTTCTCTTGACCGCACTCAATCTATGTTGCGCCTATTGCATGACGAGGGCATTGATAAGCAAATCAAAATTTATCTCGACTCACCACTTGCGTCTAAATTTTGTGCAATCTGGCCGTGGGAAGAAGACGAGCTTGAGAATGTAAGAATTGTTGAATCTCAAGAAGAATCGGTCAATCTACAAATGCGAAACGAGCATTGCTTAATCATCAGTGCGTCAGGCTTCCTTGTTGGTGGTAGAATTATGAGCCATCTAAAAACGGCTCTGCCTGATAGCCGCAATCATATCTTATTTTGTGGGTTTGCAGGTGAGAATGGACTTGCATCTCAAATCAAATCCAATGTACCAGAGGTCAATGTTGATGGTGTAAACGTAGCAAATAAAGCAAATATCACAGAACTGCGCTCATTTAGTAGTCATGCCAGCTATGAAGAATTGATTGACTACTTGACAAATCAATGCCGTTTCAACAAACTCTGTTTAGTGCATGGCAATTATGAGAACAAAGTAGAATTTGCTAATACCCTACAAGACGAGCTAATTAAACAAGGTAAATCAAGCAGGGTTGTAGCAGTAAATCAAGATCAGAGGATATTCATATGAATGATGAAGAAATTAGAACCGTCAAATCTCTACAAGATGGTGGCACATATATTGTTAGATTTAACGAGAATTTAAGTTGTAAGCAAGTTAATATGCTATTGTCAGAACTGCGGCTTCACTTAGTCGGACGAAATGTTAGAATATTACCTGAAATGCCACAATATTTTGAATTTGTTAGAGAACCTGTAGAAAAAATTAAATAAACACTCTTGACAACCGCTCCAATCTATGATATAATCCAAGTATCAAATGAAAGGGGCGGTTGTTGTTATGACTACTGAAAAATTGTATGACATTATCAAATCTTGGAGCATTAAGATTCACGATGAAGGATTTTTCATGATGGAGAATGAAATGCTGGACGTTCTCAAATCTCTTGAATCTGATATGCTTCTTGAGCAGTCTAAGAAATCTGGTACTAAGTCGATTGTGACTGCGGCAAATCGTATCCTCAAGAATGCTGAATCTTGCAAGCGTCCTGTGCTTGAAGGCATGTTCGAGAACAAAGATAAATACGGTGAAACAAAATATTGTGTATGCGATGGTTTTGTAGCTATTGGATTCAATGAAAAGCAGCTTCTACCTGAAATTGATGAAAAATATCATGGACAGGAAATGCAACTTGAATATATTGTTAGAAAGCCTGATTTTGGAAAAGAAATTACACTTCCTGATATTGGCAAACTCAAGGTATATATCAAGACACATAAAATCAAGGAAAAGAATAATCCGAAGAAAGTAGATGATTATCTGCTTAATGAGGAATTGAATCTGTGGGTTAATCCGCAGTATTTGCTTAATGCTATGGAATGTCTGCCTGATTGTAAAGCATATGCGGCAAATAGAATTAGCCCGATTTATGTAACTGCTGAAAATGGTGATGGTGTGGTTATGCCGGTGAATCATAAATGAACAATGAACCGATTTGGGTAAATTATCATAAACATACATCTCTAAGTAATAGATATATGAAAGATAGCCCGCTCTTACCAATAGATTATTGGAATGAGTTAAAAGCGCGATATGGAGATAAATCATGTATTTATACCACGGTAGAGCATGGATGGGCTGGTAATTATTTCAAACAATATGATGACCTAGAAAAATTTAATAAGAAGAATGGCACAAATATCATATGGATATATGGGGCTGAAGTATACTGGGTAAAAGACAGACACGAATCTGATAGAAGCAACTGTCATATTGTACTATTGGCGCGAACCGATAAAGGGCGCAAAGCAATCAATAAGATTCTATCTATTGCAAACAAGGATGGATATTATGCGCGTCCTCGTATCGATCTTGAGTTGATTGGTTTATTACCATATGAGGATGTGATGATTACAACTGCTTGTATTGCGTTCTGGAATAAATATGATGACATTGGCGATATAGTTAGATGTTTGGTGCAGAAATTTCCTCATTTTTATCTTGAGGTACAAGCACACGATACACCAGAGCAAAAAGAGCTAAATCGGCGCATCATCCAAATGAGCGAAGAACTAAACGTGCCAATCATTGCCGGTTGTGATAGCCATGTTATAACTGAATCTCAAATGCTCGACCGTGATGAATTGCTCAAATCAGGCAACATCCATTATGAGGATGAAGATGGATGGTATATGGACTATCCAACATATGATGTTCTGTTTGAGCGGTTTAAGCAACAAGGCGTATTGACAGACGGTCAGATTAAAGCCGCTATCAATAATACCAATGTGTTGTTTGAATTTGAGGATATAAAGCTCGACCGCTCATTGAAAGTGCCTGTTATAAAAGAGCTGCGTAATAAGACACAAGAAGAACGCAATCATATCTTTGAGCAGATTCTTAAAGATGAATGGTTCTTGCAAAAAGCCGATATTAACAAGGATAAACTGCAACAGTATTATCAAGAAATCAAACATGATATAGGCGAGATAGAGGCTTGTAATATGGCTGATTATTTCATCTTGTCATATATGGTTATGAAGCGCGGACAAGAGAAATATGGAGGCATCTTGACTCCATCAGGGCGTGGTTCTGCCGTTTCTATGTATCTCAATAAACTCTTGCGGCTTACTAAGGTTGATAAGGTCAATAGTCCAGTCCTTATGTATTCAGAACGATTCTTGACTAAAGAGCGCGTCTTGGATAGCCATACGCCACCTGATATTGATAATAACGTCAGTGATCGCCAGCCATTCATTCAAGCTCAACGCGACCTTGTAGGCGAACTTGGGACATATGACCTATTGGCTCTTGGCACGTTGAAATTTAAAGCCGCATGGAAGATGTATGCTAGGGCATATAATGTTGAGCCTGATACAGCCAATGAAGTAAGCAAGCAGATTGACCGCTATGAAACAGCCAAGAAACATGCTGAAGATGGTGAAACAGTTGATATTCATAAATATATCGAGCCGAAATATCAAGAGCTTGTAGATGGATGCAAAAAATATCTAGGTATTTATGATACTGCAAAGGGGCATCCCTGCGGATGCTTATGTTATGAGGGCGACATTGAATCTGATATTGGTATCAGCTTGTGTAAATCTGAAGCAACCGGTAAAGAGGTACTTGTAGCCAATATCGAATCCGGTACGATTGATGCTTTTGGGTATCTCAAGCAGGATTATCTTATTGTTGATTCAATCGGTTTGACGTATGATATTTATAAAGAGGCTGGAATCGAGCCGTTCACTGTCAACCAGCTTCTTGAAAAAATTGCCCATGATGATGCAACATGGCAGATTTACGCTGATGGTTATACACAATGCGTCAATCAGTGCGAACAGCCAAGATCGACTCAAAAGGTAATGCGATATAAACCAAATAATATTGCTGAGTTGACCCAATTCATAGCTGCAATCAGACCGTCTTTTCAATCTATGTATCAGACATTTGAGCAACGACAGCATTTTGATTATGGCATCAAGGCGCTTGATGATTTGCTTCAAGATGAATATTGTTCATCATCATTCATTCTATATCAGGAATCTCTAATGAAAGTCCTTGGATTTGCTGGTTTCCCTATGTCTGAGACATATACTATTATCAAGGCAATCAGTAAGAAAAAGGATTATATCATCAAAGATGCAAAGCCTAAATTTATCAAAAATTTTGCTCAAGCTATTTTAGATACTGGCGAGACGGACGATAATAACAAGGCGCACGAGCTTGCTGATAAGGTATGGACGATTATTGAGAATAGTGCCGCATATGGCTTCAATAGTGCCCATGCTTATTGCATGGCTATTGATAGCGTAACGATTGCTTATCTCAAGGCGCATTATCCACTTGAATTTTATAAGTGTGTCCTTCAGCGATTCACTGATAAGGGTGAAAAAGATAAGGTTGCGCTCATCAAACAAGAGATGTTAAAGCGCGGCTATAAGCTCAAAGATATTCAATTTGGCGATGATAACAGGGCGTTCAATATAGATCGTGCCAATAATTGTATCGTGCAAACTATGGCATCTATTAAAGATATGCCCAAGAGCGCACCAGAGGCTCTATATGAACTTGGTAAAACAGATATAAAGAATCGTGCTGCTTTATATCAATCTCTTATGGACGACCCAAGAATCAATAAGAAAGCCATTGAAATTCTATTTCGTCTTGGATATTTTAATAAATTTGCTCAACCGAATCGGCTCATTACCGAATATGACATTTATCAAAAATATATTTCATCAAAAGTATTGACAAAATCATCATTTGATGATATAATGATAGATACAATTAGACCGTGTTGTGGTAAAGAAACTGAGAAGCAATTTAGAGAGATTGACAATAAAGCATTGATAACGGCTTTAATTAAGCAAGCTAATATCAAGCCAGTGACTATTGTTGACCGTATTAAATGGCAACTTGAATATCTTGGATATTGTACAGTAAATGACCCCAATTCAGACCCTAATGATTGGCTAGTGCTAGATGTTAAGACAACAGGATATGGCACTGTTTATTGCGCACTATACAACCTATGCTATGGCGCAGAACGCACATATCGAGCCAATAAAAAATTCTTGACAAATCATCAATTATTAAAGAGTGATGTAATTAGAGCTGTATTGCAAGAAAAAAATAAAATGAAAAAGGATGAAAATGGTGAATGGGTAACATTGCCAGAAAAAATTGTAGAAATGAAATGCTGGAAGAAATTGGAGGTGTAAATCATAGACGCTGTTGAATATGTAAAGCAACGAAATCGAATGTGTAATTATTATGTAAATTGTAGCGAGTGTCCAGTGGGTCAGTATAAAGTGTGTGCATCTATTGTGGGGATTCCTAAGTTAATTCCTATTATAGAGCAATGGGCAAAAGAACATCCTGTCAAAACAAGACAGGGCGAATTTTTGAAGATGTTTCCAAATGCAAAGAAATCGTCCGACGGAGTGCTAGATATTTGTCCACTAAAAATTGAGCCTGAAAAATATAAAAACGCAACACCTGATAAGGTTTGTATCAATTGTGATACTTTACGTTGGTGTGATGAATGCTGTCGTGAATTTTGGCTAAAAGAAATTGAATGAGAATGAGGAGGATTAAGTAAGTAAATGGGTGTAGCAGTTCTTATTTTAGGTGAAAGCGGTTCTGGTAAATCAGCGTCACTTAGAAATTTCAAGCAAGAGGATGTTGGCATCCTAAATGTGGCATCTAAGCCGCTACCATTCAGAAATGTAAATAAGCTACAGAGTATGAATAAGGCAACATATACCAATATCAAAGGCGCAGTATGTAGCGGTAAGAAGCTAAGTTGGGTCGTAGATGACGCTCAGTATCTTATGGCATTTGAAAGCTTTGATAAGGTAAATGAAGTTGGTTATACAAAATTTACGACAATGGCTAAGAACTATGAGGATATGTTGCGCGTTGTTCAGGAAGATACCAGTCCTGACACGATTGTGTATATCATGCAACATATTGACACTGATGAAAATGGCAAGGTAAAGGCTAAGACGCTTGGTAAGATGTTAGACCAACAACTCACCGTAGAGGGACTGTTTAGCATTGTCCTACTATGTAAAGCAGATGATCGCAAGCACTATTTTATCACGCAGTCTGACGGCTCGAATCCGTGTAAGTCGCCAATGGGTATGTTTGATTCTCTTGAGATTGATAATGACCTAAAGATGGTTGATGATACAATCAGAGAATATTATGGGCTAAGAAAGGCAAGTGCGCTCAAGGCTAAATCTACTACTCCAGCTAAAAAAGCTGAGTAAAATATAAACAATCTATTTATTAAAATCAAATTAAAGCGAGGTTAAATTTATTATGAAGCGAATCAATAACTGGGAAAATATTCAGGAAAGCACATCTTTTAAGCGCCTAACACCAAATGGCTATATTTGCAAAATTCTGAAGGTAGAAGATCATCCTGAGAAGGAATACCTAAAGATTTATTTTGATATTTTCAAGGGTGATGACAAGGGATATTTCAAGAAGCAGTATGACGGCGATACACGCAAAGAACGCAAGTGGCCTAATGCTGGCACATTCATTCGTTCTTACAAGGATTCTGCGGCATCTATGTTCAAGGGATTCATCAATGCTATTGAACGCTCAAACAAGAGCTATCAGTGGAATTTTGACGAAAAGACGCTTGTCAATAAGGTCGTTGGTCTAATCATTGCAGATGAACAGTATCAGAATCAGAAGGGGCAAGTTCGTGTCCGTAACTATGTTGCCGCTGTCCGTTCTGTTGAAACCATCGAAAAGGGCGAATATGAGATTCCTGCACTAAAGGAGCTAACCACCACTAAGACTACAACTGCTCCTGCTAATGACCCCATCCCTGATTTTGGTGATGTGTTCAATACTGCGTCTACTGATACGCCTACTCCTGCTGAATCAGAAAATCCTTGGGATGATTCCGACGAGAATCCATTTAGCTAAAGCATAAAATATTAAAGGCGGGATTGTCAAGCCCGCCTTTTTATTATATAATAGCTGTGAGGTGATAAATATGCGACTATATAACGGGAATTGCATGGACGTGTTAAAACAAATCAATATTCCAGATAACACTATTATTGTAACAGACCCACCATTCAATATTGGTTATCATTATAATCAATATAAGGATAATATGGATGATGCTCAATATTATGAAATGTTAACATTTTTACTTGATATTGCACCATGCGTCTTTATTCATTATCCAGAAGCATTATATAAATTATCTGTACTATCTGGTAAAATTCCAAACAGAGTTGTATCATGGGTATATAATAGTAATACTGCTAAACAGCATAGAGATATTGCATTTTATGGTGTCAAGCCGAATTTTAATCAAGTAAAGCAACCGTATAAAAATCCAAATGACAAGCGCATTAAACAGAGAATTGCCGATGGAAAATTAGGCGCGAAATTGTACGACTGGTGGAATATCAATCAAGTAAAAAATGTGAACAAAGAAAAGACGGCGCATCCATGTCAAATGCCACTTGAAGTAATGAAGAATATTGTTGGTGTCTTGCCAGAAGATTCAATTATTATCGACCCATTTATGGGCAGTGGCACAACAGGTCTTGCTTGCAAAGAATTAAGCAGAAATTTTATTGGTATCGAATTGAACGAAGAATATTTCAACATAGCAAAAGATAGATTACAATAGATAGCTGTGAGGTGATGATGCTTGAATAAATTTCTATGTGTAGCTCAACTGCAAGAGCTGCGAATTGACATATATCAGATCCACATGAAAGTCAAATTCAGCGTCATCGCCAATAATCAATGCTTGACCATGAATCAAACCTTAAGCCGCAAATGGAATGAGCCGCAAATCAAATCATGGTTGGCTGTGGCGCAATATACCCATCCACGAGTAGACAGCTATATATATGTCAAAAATAAACATTATTATACAATGAAAAAATCTGATATACCTACTAGATTATTGGTATCAGGCAATATCAATGAATGGAAAAAATCATTGTATTATAATGTACAATATTGCCGCATAGCTGAAGATAATGCGCCTAATAGCATGAATATAGAAATGGATGGACAATGGGTCGATTCGAGCAGATTCTTGAATATATGCGGCGATTCGCCTAGGGTGTTTAATATCAAACGTCCTGACGGCTGTGAAGGCTGTATATGCCGATTGCGGCTTGAATATGATGCAGGATATAGCATAGAGCAAAATCGGGTCATAACGAATCCTAGCGGTCTTAGAGTGGTTGATTGTAAGAGAACAGATGTAGTTATGAGCAAAGAAGAAATTAACAAGTGGATGTTAGAATATGATATAATTTCTTCTTGACAACCTCCTATTTTTATGCTATAATCAAATCAACAAATGAAACAGGAGGTTGTTTTATGAGCAAGTCATCTACAATTAAATGCCGTCAATGCGGTAAATCAACGCCAAAACAAGATGCAATCGAATATAAGCCTAAATTCTATTTCTGCTGTGAGCAATGTAAGCAAGATTACATCAATGCTCATACCGCTAAGCCCAAGACAGAATCAAAAGATGATAGGCGCAAGTTGCTAGATTATATACGCCAAATTGCCCCTGATGCTAATATGCGGCTTGTGGGCATACAGCTTGCTCAGTTGATGAAAGATAATCCTGATATGACATATGGCGGCATTGCTTATACTATCAGATATATCCATAAAGAGCAAGGATTGGATATATCTAAATCGCCGCTTGGTTTAGTCAAATATAAATATGACAGCGCCAAAAAATATTATACTTGGCTAAATCAGGTAAAGCAGAATATACAGCAATGGCAAGCCGAAGATGGGGTTAATGTAGTTATTAAAAGGAATGATGAGGAGGATGTGTTTGGATAATGCTCTATGACCAAAATTCTGTTAGGTTACTATTAGGTTGTTTGCTAATCAAGCCTTCTCTTGCTATTTCTGATAAGTACCCATTGAGTCGTGAAGATTTCACGGTCAATTTTTACCTCAGATTGTGGCAGGGCTGTGTCGCTTTGGCTAAGCGTGGAGCTGAGTCCATATCAGCACTAGATCTCTATATGCTATGTAAGAACAACAAAAGGGTAGAGGATATATTCAAGCTGAATCAACTAGACGATTTCATTGATACAGTCAAGCAGCTTGCCAATGTTGGGAACTTTGAGGTCTATTACAACAACACGCGACGAGCTACATTGCTTCGCTCATACAAGACAGTTGGATACAACGTAGACAAATTTGAGCAAGATGATAAAGCAACCATAGAAGATATAGTACAATATTTTGATGCACAGCAGATAGCTATAAAGAAGCAATTCTATAAAGATAAAGATATAGATGAGCTAAAAGCCGGTGACGGATTTGAGGCAGTCAAAGAGGGCTTCAAGGCAGAGCCGCTATTTGGCGCAACGACCTTTAGCGAATATCTCAACACAGCTGCTAGGGGTTGGATTCCGGGGCAGTTATCCATCTATTCAGTCGGATCAGGTGTAGGAAAGTCAACTATCGGCTTAGCCAACCTTGTACAAGTATGTTGTCCTAGAATATATGATATGGACAAAGGGCAATATGTAGATAATCCATGTTATCAGCATAAAGCTGGTCTATATCTCCAATTTGAGATGGCTGGTGATACTGAAATCACGCCTAAGATTGTGGCTACAATTAGCGGCGTGCCATGCTTTAGTATCTTAAATGGGCGATATGAGGAAGGCGAAGAAGAACGTGTGGATGAGGCTATTAAAATCTTGCATGAATCTAAGCTATATATCGTCACTATGCCTAATTATACGGTTGATTTGATTGAATCGTATGTAAAGGATTATGTGGTAAACAAAAATGTAGGCTATCTTTGTTATGATTACATTGTTGAATCATCATCTGTATCAAGCGATTTGGCTAAAAAGAATGGCGTGTCTACTCGTTCAGATCAAGTGCTATCTGGTATAGCAAGTAAGCTCAAGGATTTAGCTGTTGAATATAATATTGCTGTCTTGACATTTACTCAGGTTAATGCTAATGCTATGACACAGGAAATTATGGATAGCGGTGTTGCAGCTGGTTCAAGAGCAATTCAGAACAAGGCTGATGTAGCTGGCGTAATTATGCCGTTGCGCCGTAAAGAGCAAGAAATAGCTGATATGATGATGGAAAAATATCCTGATAAAACAAAACCAAATCGCGTACTGCATATCTATAAAATGCGGTTCTCTCAAGTTGAACAGGGTATTAAAATATATTTTCATCTTGATTTGAATACTGGACGAACAAAGGATTGTTTTGTAACGAGCAAGTTCGACAATCCAATACAGCTTCAAAGAACAAGGTTGATATATGCAAAATGATTGACATTACATCTCTTAAATCCCAATTAACCGACGACCGTATCATAGAGCTAATGGATGCTATGGGTGCGCCATTGATGAAGGCTGATAGCAATAATCTAATATTTCCAAGTATATGTCACCATGGGGCAGATGCTATAAATCACCGCCCCAAATTATGGTTTAACCAAGAGCGGCAAGTATTCCATTGTTGGGTATGCGGATTGCATACGGATGCTATTGGTTTAGTTCAGCACGTCAAACATCTTGACTTCAATCAAGCTGTCTCATATATATGTTCTGTCCTGCATCTACAAGTAGGGCAAATAGAGCAAAATGAACAGATTGATAATTGGGCTGAATTACGCCGCTTTTTACCTAATGCCGAGCCAGAGACAGATAAGCTCTTGACATATGACAAGTCCATATTATCTCTATTTGACCATTTATATCCGCAAGAATGGCTGGATTACGGCATTTCAGCAGATACACTTGATAAATTTGGTATAGGATGGTATGCGCGTCAGGCGTGTATATCCATACCTGTCGTGTTTAATGGGCAATTAGTAGGCGTAAGGGGGCGATATACAAGAGAACAAGATATAGCTAAGGGCAAATATAGACCAATATGTACATTAGATGGTACAGTATTAAAATTCCCATCATCTGCTTGTCTATATGGCTATGACCAGAATAAAACCGCTATTGAAAAGTCGCGCCAAGTAGTGCTATTTGAATCAGAAAAAAGCGTACTCAAGTCACCTCAATACGGTATAGATAATTCTCTAGCCGTCTTTGGCTCTAATATAAGCAAGCAACATATTCAGCTATTACTAGAGCTTGGTGTGAATGATGTGGTTATAGCATTTGATAGCGATTATCATACAGTAGGTGATGATGAATTCAAGTTCTTTGTTGTCAAGATGAAGAAATTAGCGGCTAAGCTAAAGCCGTATTTTTCAGTCAACATAATCTATAACAATCAAGGCTATGATATGTATAAATGCAATATTATGGATATACCATATGAGCAAGCAATGAAATTATGGGAAAGTAGGGTAAGAGTATGAGAACAGAAAAAAGGGTATTAGACCCATGTTGCGGAAGTAGGATGTTCTGGTTTGATAAAAATAATCCAGATGTTGAATTTTGTGATTGTAGAGAGTTAAATGCTAATCTATGTGATGGGCGCAAACTAATTATTAAACCAGACATTATTACTGATTTTACTAATTTACCATTTGATGATAATACTTTTTGGCACGTTGTATTTGATCCTCCACACATGATTACACTTGGAGAAAATTCATGGATGGCAAAGAAATATGGTGTACTTAAAGAGGATTGGGAAAAGACGCTACACGATGGATTCTCTGAATGTATGAGGGTCTTAAAGCCAAATGGAACGCTAATTTTCAAATGGAACGAAACGGACATTCCTGTATCAAAAATAATTCGAGTTATTGGATACGAGCCAATGTACGGACATAAATCTGGTAAATTACAGAAAACACATTGGATGGCATTTATGAAAGAGAGATAATGTTATGAAAAGCGAATGTAAATATGCACATGAATGCCGGTATCAACGATATGTGGATGGCAAAGAGCGCATATGATGGCACAGTATCGCCAATTTATGATGATGACCGTTGGGCGATTATCAATCAGCCAAAGATTGAAAAGGATGGTGATTCAGATTAAGATTCATCCGCTACTTGATTCCCTTAATGAAGCTACATTTTTAAGGGATTTACTTCATGCCTACGACATATCCGATGTTGACGCATATCTACATCCAGATAGCATTGAATATCAATCGCCTGATATGTATAAGAATATGGATGTGGCTGTTGATATGTTTCATGAATATGTAGGTAGAATTGGTATTGTTATTGATTCCGATATGGACGGCGCTTGCTCTGCCGCCATTGCCTATATGCTATGCAAAGAATATCATTCAGATATAGAGCCAATTATCTTTGCCCATACCGGCAAACAACATGGGTGTACTGACCTATTACCAGATATTCTTGCCGCAAATATTGACACGCTCATTATTCCCGATGCTGGGTCGAGTGAGGTTGATGCTTGTAGAGAACTATATGAACATGGCATCAAGGTTATTGTTCTTGACCACCATATCATTGAAAAAGAGAATAAACATGCGGTTGTAGTTAATCCATATCGAGCCGATAATGCGCAGAATATCAATACAGATATTAGCGGAACAGGTGTCGTAGAAAAATTTGCTTGTGCGCTTGGCTCAAATCAATCATTCAAAGATTTAGTGGCTGTTAGCCTAATATCTGATATTTGCAGCTTGCGTTCACCTGAGAATCGTAAATATGTATATGACGGCTTGACTAATCCTACCAATTCATTTATTAAATACTGCTTAGAGCATTGTTGCAATCGTGGCGTTAATCCAGAGGGTGTGGCATTTGGTATCGCACCACTTGCTAATGCGCTTGCTCGTAGCGATGACCAGTCCACTAAACGGTTGTTTTTTGATGCGCTGATTGATAAGATTGAGCCAGAAGCCGCTGTAAAGGCTATGAAAGCCGTAAAGTCCAAGCAGAATTATCAGGTCAAGAAGGTTGTAGATAAGCTATCAGATGGGCTTGATACGTCTCATAAGGTTATTATCGGCTTTGGTGAACCTGAGAATAAATCCTATTTAGGGCTTGTAGCCAATAAATTCTGTGGAAAATATAATAAACCCACATTCTTACTCAGAGAGCTAAACAGCACAACATGGTCCGGCTCAATGCGCAGTCCTATTGACTTGCTTGAGACTATTAATAAATCAGGATTGGCCAAATGTCAAGGGCATAGCGCGGCTGCTGGTATCAGCGTGAAGAAGTCCAATCTTAAGCGATTTGCGCGATTCTTAGATGGACTAGATTTGGACGTAGAGCCGGATATTGAGGTGGCGGCTCAGATCAAACCCAATAATATCACACGCAATCTTGCAAATGTGTGTGTAGAAAATAATATCCTATGGGGCAAAGATGTAAACAAGCCGTTATTTCATTGTACTTTAACAACGCCGCAGATTTATGTATATCGTAATCGCTCAACTACTGTCAAGTTGGTTCAGGACGACATTGAGTTCATCAAATTCTTTGTTAGTAATGAAGAAGCAAGTCGATTTGAATCAGCTCAGGGTAAATCCATAGAGGTAGTGGTATCGCTTGGATTGAATGAATATAATGGACAGATTAAGCCACAAGCCATTATTGAGCGATATGAGATTGTTGATAAACCAAAAGAAAATGAAATTGATTGGAGTGAATATTTTAATTGAGCAGAGCAGAAAGAAATCGTCACAAACGGACTGAACACCCCCTAAAATATGCGCCTATTAAATGCCAAAATTGCGGCTTAATGGTAGATGAAAAATACGTAGTTGACATAAATTCTACTTGTCCTATTTGCGGTAAGGAGCTATTTACAGAATTAAAGAAAATGATTGAAAAATAATTAAAATAGGGTATTGACAACCTCTTGTTTCTATGATATACTTGATTTATCAAAGAACAGGAGGTTGTTTTAATTATGGGTTACGAAAGCAAGGTATATATTTGTAGTAGGATTAACAACAATGTATACATCTACAATGAGGTAATTGCCGCAGTAGATATGTGCAAGATGGGCTATGACACTGGATGGGCAGAGTTATTCAACAAAAAGCTCGATGGCGATTTCCTTGGATTTGACCATGATAATCCTAGAAATCAAGATTGGGAGAACACAGAGCTGTTAGATGGCTATGATGAGCCAATGATGTATGCTGACATTGATACCGTAAAAGAGTGGGTCAATAAGCAGATTGAGAACGGTGACGATTATAGACGGTTGTTTGTGTTGAAAGCTGTACTAGATAGCTTTGATAAGACACGATGGGGATCTGATAGAGCTAAATTGATTGTGGTTCATTATGGATATTAAGGAGGTATAATCATATGCAAGACATATTAACTTATGAAGCATGGCTAGATGCTGTATGCCATATCTGTAATAGCTTGTTGAAAGCAAATGTAAGCATCGTCGATAATGAATTTAAGGTGGTAGCAAGTAAACATAGATGGGTTACATTTATTGATTCAGAACGAATCCATTATGTATATGATAAAGGATGGGAGCCAGCTTGGGGAGCAACTGAATTGATGAGGATGATTATTGATGAATGGGAACAACTGCTGATTGATGAGGATGACAAATGAAATATGTTGGAAGCAAGAACCGCTTGAGTAAGCAAATTGCGCCTATTATCCAATCATATATTGATAATATGCCTAATTGTCGTGGCTATTTAGAGCCGTTTGTTGGCGGTGCTAATATGATTGATAAAATCAAATGCCCATGTAAGATTGGCAATGATGTTCATAAATATCTGATTGCATTGCTAAACCATGTATCAGAGACAACAGATGGTTTGCCCGATACTATCACAGAGGAAGAATATAATGCCGTAAGAACGAATCCATCAAATTATCCAAATTGGTATGTAGGGCTTGTAGGGTTCTGTACGTTCGGCGCAAAATGGTTCGGTGGTTATCCAAGGGGCTTCAAAGCAGACGGCGTAACGCCAAGAGATATTACTAACGAGGCTATCAGAAATATCAAGAAACAAGCCCCCAAGTTAAAAGGAATATTTTTTGTATGTGGCGATTTCTGGAAATTGGATGTGGATCATATGGTCATTTATTGTGACCCTCCATACCGCGATACAACAAAATATGCAACAAGCGATTTTGACTATGATAAATTCTATGCTTGGTGTAAAAAAATGGCTAAGACTAATATCGTTCTGATTAGTGAATATTGGATGCCAGAGGACGGCTTTGAATGTATCTGGGAAGGCAAGTTGAAGTGCACACTGGATAAATCAAGTCGTACCGATAAAACAGAAAAATTGTATAGGTGTATTCCATGCAAACAGTAAAATTAATCCCAATGCGCATGATATTCAATAATCCTGAATCCAATTTCTCAATTATATCATGTCGCACTAAGGATGACTCAATAGAACGTCATCCTCAATATGGCACAATCAGCTTAAAAGGAACTGGGATTGCCGACTTGAAAATGGGGCAGTCTATTGATTGTATCATCGAGCCATGTGAGGACGACAAGTATAAATATAGTTATAAATTCATTGGCTTTGCTGGATTTGTGGCTAAAGATGGTAAATTCAACTTGACAGAAAAAGCAGAGTTGCAGACGCTACGCAGCTTAATGACCAATGGGCAAGCTGAATCATGCCATGCCGCATATCCTCATTTTGTCAGTATGGTGCTGAATGGTGAAGCCGACAAGCTAGACTACAAAAAAATTCGTGGCGTAGGCAAGGTGCTATTGCCAAGATATATTGCAAAAATCAAGACGATCAACAAGCGTGTTAAATTTATGGGCGAAACATATTCTTGGTGCATTGAGCATGATGAGGATATAAACAAAATCGCCGCAACATATAAGAATGTATATGAATTTAGCAAGGATATAAACGCCAATCCATACGCTGTTATGATTAACTTGCTTGAATGGTCGTTTGATAGAGCTGATAGAGCAATAACCAAGAAAACGGCAAAATGGCTAGATAGCTATGAGCGATGTGAGGCGGCTACTATATATGCTCTAAAGCATAATGAGTTGGATGGCAATACAAGGATGCAAGCCAAACAGCTATTTGATATGGTCAAGAAGAAAACGCCTCAATGTGTTCATCATCTCCTCGATGTTGTGACGAAATCGGCGCAAGTACACTATGACCCGCCTAGTCAGAATACAGCCCTACAAGCCACATATAGTGCTGAACAACATATTGCTGATGTTATCAAGAAAAAAATAGCCAATCCACATTATTATCCTATGGATTGGCAGAAGTTTACAAGTGTAAACGGCTTAGAGTTGACTGATGAACAAGCGCAAATTCTTGAGATGGCTTGTAAGCAGGATGTGATGATGTTAACGGGAAGCGCCGGAACGGGCAAGAGCCAAACAACCAAGGCAATCATTGAAATGCTAGAAGCCAATGATTATACTTATACCCTATTATCCCCAACTGGAATCGCGGCAAAAAGGTTAAGAGCGGCAACAGGGCGTGAAGCAAGCACGATTCATATGTTCCTAACTTGTGATGGCAATCTGGGCGATTATGTGTTAATTGATGAAATGGGCATGGTTAGTGTCCATTTGCTATCAATGCTATTTGATAAGGTAACAGACCGTACCAAGATAATTTTTATAGCCGACCCATCTCAGCTTGCATCTATCGCTTGTGGCAACATTGTTGAAGATATGCTTGATAGCAACATTATGCCTGTATGTAACTTGACTAAGGTATTCAGATATAACACGTCTGGCATTATTACCATAGCTACTGATGTACGAAATGGAGTAAATGACCATCTGACAGATACTTTCACAGATTATAAGTTCATTGAAACTGATACATTAGTAATCAATCAAATTGAACAAGAATATGCGCGGCTATTGACAGATGGATATAGTAAGGATGATGTGCTGATTCTATCTCCATTTAATAAGGGTGAAGTTGGCTCATTGGCTATCAATGCGGCAATTCAATCCAAATTCAATCCAAATGAATTAAGCACGGTTGGGCATACTGTCAATGATACGCCTATCTATTTCAAAGTTGGTGATAATGTAATAAATAAAAAGAATGAATATGCTATGCCACTTGTTGATGATGATGCAGCTTTTGTAGCTAATGGCGATATTGGTACAGTAATGGAAATTGTACCAGATGAAAAAGAGCCATATATGATTGTGCGATATGATTGCGGCGATTGTATAGTTGATAAGGCGCACATTAAGAATACGTTGTTGGCATATGCAATTTCTATTCATAGCTGTCAGGGTAGCCAAGCAAAGACTGTAATTGTAGTGATTGATAGAAGCCATGTAAGGCTTTTAAGCCGTAACTTGTGCTACACAGCGGTATCACGTGCACAAGAGAAATTAGTGCTGATTGGAGATGAGGCTGCTATTCAAGAAGGATTGAGAGTACAAGAGGAAATGGAAAGGAATACAGAATTATGTGAAATGTTGCTTGACAAATCAACTGAATCGTGATAATATATATGACAAGGAGGTAATGTAATTGAAAGTAAATCGATTTTATAATGAGGTGTATGATTGTGTTATGCAATCGCCGGGTTATATTTTCGATCAATTTGTTCGAGTTCATGTTGGTAACCAGCTATATGATATTGACCACATTGACACAGTAATTGATATGGATACCAATAAGCCAAATATTGTTATTCATGTTAAGGAGAAGTAAACATGAAAATGAATAGAAAACAATTTAAGAAAATCATTGATGCTTATTATGCTCAATCGCTGCCTACTAAATTTGTATTAGCAGTAGATTTTGACCATACACTATGTTATAGCTCATATCCGCTATGTGGTCTAGAAACGCCGATTGCAGAATTTATCCGATATGTGCAAGATATGGATATTATCATTATTATCACTACTTGTCGTGAAGGATGTGCCGCTAGATTGGCTAAAAAATGGTTGAAAAAGCATAATATTCGTTGGGATTATTTCAATGAAAATGACCCGGCGCGAATTGAAATATATAAGGATTGCCGCAAGATTTATTGTGATATGCTAATTGATGATACGGCATATTGCTTTAATATGAATGATTTTGAATAAAGGAGGACGATTTATTGTTTGTAAATGAGGTATATAAATCTATTTGGAAAGATAGATACCAAAAGAACGGCGAGTCATATGATGACCAGCTATGGCGTGTAGCTGATTTTATTGCTACGGCTGAAGATAATAATTCAAGCACATGGGCAGATAAATTCTACCATATTATGGCATCTGGCTATTTTTTTCCAGCTGGACGCACCATGAGCAACGCTGGTATTGGCGAAAAGTTAACGCTCAATAACTGCTTTGTCGCGCCCATTGTTGGTAACAGTATGGAGCAAATTTTTGATGCGGTTAAACTCGGTGCTATGACACATAAGGCTGGTGGTGGCATTGGATATGCTTTTAGCAATCTAGCCCCTAATGGATATAGAACCCGTAATGACGCTATTGCGTCTGGGCCAGTTAGCTTCATGGATGTGTTTAATGCACAGACAGCCACTGTTCAACAAGGCTCAAGGCGCGGTGCAAACATGGGTATGCTCAGTGTATATCATCCTGATATTCTTGAATTTATCCATGCTAAGTCAGCTACAGAAGGACGTCTCAATCATTTTAATCTGTCTGTTGTTGTAGATGATGCTTTTATGCAAAGTGTTATTTCTAATAGTCAAATTCAGTTGCATTGGCCCATCTATGACGAGAAGGGTAATAAGCTACCACCTGATAAATGGGATAAGAAATTTACTCAGCTAGTGTCAGCTCGTGATATTTGGAATGAAATCATGCAAATGGCATATGATAATGGTGAACCGGGCGTATTCTATGAGGATAATGCCAATAATCGCAATCCAGCATGGTATGTAGAAAGAATTGTTTGTAGTAATCCCTGTAAGCCTAGATAAAAGTGCAGGGCTTTAGAGAAATCTAATGAAAATAATCAATCGTGAATTGCTGGAAAGCGAAAGCCGATCAGCAGCCAAGTCAACAATAGGTTGAAAGGTTCAACGACTAATGTAAATTTAATATTATACGAAATTATAGGAGGCTATAATTGTATGAATAGTTCAGAGTTAAAAGGATATTTAACAGGACTTATTTTTGGAGATGCAAGAATTGATAATGGTGTAACTAAGCGTGCTATCAGAATGAGCAGCATCAACAAAGATTTTATCTATAAGATTAAATCTGATTTAGAGTCTTGTTCTAATTTTGATATTGTTGTAAATTTCCATCAAGGCAAATGGGCAAATGGATGTAATCATAAAGATAATTGGGAATTATATATCAAAGCCCATCCATACTTCGTTAAAAAATATCATCATTTCTACGATGACTACAAACATAGAGTAGCATCTAAAGAAGCATTAAGTTGGCTAACTCCAAATGGGCTTGCTAACTGGTATATGAGTGATGGATATGTTTGTCTTGTTGGCAAAACAACAGGTAGCATCAGAGCAAGACGTATTGATATTTGTACGGACAGATATTCTCTTAAAACAGTTGAAGCAATGAGCAAAATGCTCAAAGACAAATTTAATTTGGATTGTTCAATTATCAAAAGAGATAAATTCAGACGTTTGCGCATTCAGCAGTCTAGTTATGAAACGTTTATCAATTTGGTTAAACCATATATTGTTGATAGTATGATGTATAAGCTATATCTAGGATATGAATATCAACCTGTATGGATGAGTAATGAAAACTGGCAGCTCCAAATGAATTTACGCAGTGCGATTGCCCTAACGTGTAAAGACGAGGGATAAGATATAGTCTAGCACATTAAATATGTGTGGCAGAATATCTAGCAGGAACAATCAATACAACAGATCCATCTCAATATGGCGGCGCTTGTAATCTTGGCTCATTGTTCCTACACAATTTTGTAAAGAATCCATTTACTAAGCAGGCGCATCTTGATACCGATGCTCTAAGAAATACAATCTCCATTGCCGTCCGTATGCTTGACGATATTATCGATGTAAATAAATTCCCTGACAAGATTTACGAAAATTATCAGAAGGGTATGCGCACTATTGGTATCGGTATCACTGGTTTAGCAGATATGCTTGCTATGCTTGGTGTGAAGTATGATAGCCAAGAAGCAAGAGATTATATTGAATCTCTAATGAAAATGATTACCAATGCGGAATATTATGCGTCTGTTCAGCTTGCTAAAGAAAAAGGGTGTTTCCCTCTATGTGAGTTAGACAAACACGTAGATGGCGCATATGTCGAATCTGTGCTAGAACATGACGTAATTGCCGAGATGTCTGAATATGGTATTCGCAATGCTAAGATTCAGGCGGTTGCACCATGCGGCACAATCTCTATGGTGTTTGGCAACAACTGCTCTAGCGGCATCGAGCCAATCTTCTCATTGAGCTATGACCGCAAAGTAAAAATTGGTGGTCAGGACGATAAGGACGTAAAAATCGTCAAGATGATGGATTATGCTTATTATCTATATCATAAGCTAAAAGATGAAGGCAAACAGCTAGATTTTGACGAGCATGATATTTTCCCAACTGCGCTTAATATGTCTGTTGATGACCATGTAGCTATGCTTGCTATTATCAGTAAATATACTGATATGAGCGTTAGCAAGACCATCAATGTGCCTACTGAAGCATCATTTGATGAAGTCAAGGATATTTATATGCAATGCTGGAAGAAGGGTATTAATGGATGTACCATTTTCAGACCAAATGCAATTCGTCAAGGTGTTTTGCTTACTGAGAATAAGAAAGATGACGAATCTAAGCCTGAACATCCATCTCTTACTCTACCTCGTGGCTCAATTATCGAACCAAGCAATGACCTAATTGGCAAGAAGCGCAAAATCCAGACAGGATGCGGTTCACTTCATGTTCTAGCATTTTTTGACCCCATTGATGGTAATCTACAAGAAGTATATTTCAACAAAGGCTCAGCTGGCGGGTGTGTAGATAAAGACACAGAATATTTCAATGGCGTAGAATGGAAAAAGATTAGTGAATACAATGCGGATGAATATGAGCAAGTGCTACAGTACAACGAAGATGGAACAGCGTCTTTAACATATCCAATCTCATACATCGTAAACGACAATATTGAAAATTTGAAACATTTTCATAACACAACTGGTTTAGATATGGTTCTTTCCGAAGACCATAGAATGTACTTATATAAAAATTATATTAAATACATGGCTGGTATTAGAAGTAAGCTGTCCACTGAAATTATTACTGTAAAAGATTTCTTGCTCGGCTCTAGAAATCGTCATGTGCCAACTACATTTTCTATGAACACAAATGGCATTCCTCTTGACAATAATTTAATTAGATTGCTCGTTGCAATTTACGCAGATGGTACATTTGATGGGCATAAAATCGTTGTTAATGTAAAGAAAGAACGCAAAAAAATTCGTCTTCGCCATCTTTTAACTAATTGTGACATTGGATGGACTGAAAAGAACATTCACAATACCGAATATACAGTGTTTTATATTCATCCTACACCAAGCGCCAAACAATGGTTTGCAGACAAACAATTCACACCAAAATGGTATGATTGCAATGACGATCAATTGAAATGTATTGTAGACGAATGTGTGTATTGGGATGGTTCTGTTGGCGAAGGAAATCGTCTTGGTTCTTATTTTACATCAAAAAAAATAGAAGCTGATTTCATCCAATTTGCATTAACACGGCTTGGGTTTAGAGCTACAATTTCTCTAAACAATGGAACAAAAACAGAACATGATAGCTACAGAATTCGTTGGACAACTCAAAACGTACATGGTCTATCAACGGCAACTATTGAAGATTATAAGCCACTAGATGGAAAATCTTATTGTTTTACTGTACCCAGTGGTTTACTTATCCTACGTCGCAACGGAAAAATTTTTATTACAGGAAATTGCGCCAATTTCATGGTTGGTCTAAGCCGAACGGTAAGCCTACTATGCCGTGCTGGCGTAGATATCATGACTATTAAAGACCAACTTGATTCAACTGGTGTATGCCCGTCTTATGCTACTAGAAAGGCAACCCACCACGATACTAGCAAGGGTTCTTGTTGTCCAATGGCTATTGGTAATGCTCTTGTAGATATGTATAATGAGATGCAATCAGAACTGGATGATGATAGTAAAGACAATGAAGAAAAGCCGGTTAAGAAAATCCCTGTTGAACCAATTAGCAAGGTAAATATGCAACAGCAGTTATGCCCGGAATGCGGCGAACCGCTAGTGCATATTGGAGGTTGTGTTTCGTGCCCCAACTGTGCTTGGACAAAATGTGAGTAAATAAAAATAATCCTTGACAACCTCTGTTTTATATGATACTATATAGATACAATAAATCAACGGAGGTTGTCAAGGATGTTTAGAAAAGGAAAATACATTGAATCTACTTCGGGCGTAATTGGATATGTTACAAAAATTAGTGACGGATTTCCTGTGTACAAGGTGCTGTTCCCTAAAGAATTTTATGGGTTGACGTGTAGAGTGTTTGATAAAAAATATTATAAAGTAATTGGCTAAAAGAAAGAGGGTGATGAAATGGTGTATTTGGATTACGCTTCTACCTGTCCTGAAATTAAAAGAAGAAACAAATGGATGTTGAATGCAAATCAACAATATGCTAAAAACGAGTCAGTAGCATTACAAAATTTTGAAAATACGATCCGCAACAAATTGAATTTGCATGATGGAAAATTTTTATTTTGTCATGATGTTTCCACGTTGTTGGAACAACTAAACTATAGAATGCGCTTCTTGCGATACACAAATTTGGCTAGTTGTTTTGAACACGAATCTATTGTAAACGTGTCTCATTCAACATTTAACAATGAATCAGATTTATGTGTTCAGTTAGATAAATTGGAAGAAAAAAGTTGGTATGATAAAATCTTTGTTTATCAGATGCTAACAAACAACATTACAGGACGCATATACGATATAACGAACATCGGAAATATTTGTAAAGAATATGGCGCATTTTGTTGTTGCGATCTTACGGCTGCCATTGGGCACAATAAAATTCCAGAGGATATTTCAAGTTGTTGTGATATGGTGTTTGCATCTGGACATAAATTTGGAGCCAATCCTGGAATTGGATTTGTTTGGCTGTCCGACGCTTTAAGCAAGTGTCTATATGAATTTTCTCTAGGCGGAACAAAAGACTTGAATGGAATTGAGCAACTGACAAAAGCACTGTGTAGATCGGTAGACAACTTAAACGAATTGCATTTTGATGATTTGTCTAGATTTTTGCAAAAGCAGCTTTATAAAAATTCATTGACCTCATATATTGTAGATTCTCAGCACGAGAAAACAAACGCCATCAATTCTATTTTGTTGTTTGATATCAGCGCAGATTCTTTACAATCCTACTTGGCATCGAAAAAAATCTATGTGTCTGTAGGTCATAGCGCGTGTGCAGACGACAAAGACTACAGAGTGCTAGATGCTTGCAATGTCCCATTGGAATACGCATCAAACGTGATTCGAGTCTCATTTTCAAATGCAACGACAAAACGAGATATTAAAAAATTGGTCAAACATATTCGTAAATATAAATCTTTGTATACGGGGTAACTGCTATGGAGTATAGAAAATACCTGAAGATCTTCTTAGATTCTGTCCAACAAAAACTGAATGGGAAAATAACAATCTACAATAACTCGATTGTATTCATGTCCAATAAGTACAAATGGGTTTATAGATGGTCTAACAACAATCTTATAGAAAAATACAATAATATGGTGGATGTAAACGATGCGGTTAAAGAGTACATCGAAATTGTGTCAGAACAATGGCAGAATATGTTGTTTAGATAGGGAGGGTGCGAACAAATGAACAAAAGAAATGTAATTATCGTCGAAGAAAATTTCTGGTGGCAAGGTGATCTTGACTGGTTTGAAGATAACAATATCGACATTTATTACGCATCTAAGTTCCACTGGAACAATAAGCCCCGTCATTGTCAATACGGGAAAGTTATTGAATGGCATAAAAACAAGTCTGGCGAAACAATTTATCTAATTGACTGCGGCAGATATTGCTACTTGATGAAAAGAAAGGGGTTGAGATTTGTATAATATGATTTATGAAATTATCGATGCCTTAACATCGTATTATAACAAATTAGGCGACGAAGAAACATTAGGCAGATGTCTTGCATATATGAAAAGATATTTTTCATTGGACGATGTTTATATCTTGGATAGAGAGTTAGATAAGAGATACTGTTGCAGAAAATGTGGTAAACCCTTAGAATCATATCACTACAAAGAGAGATATGGCGATGTTGTATTGGATTGTGTTGGATATGCTTGCCATGATTGCGATATTGATTTTGGAAACAATACAGGAGATTGATTATGAACACAATTAGATTTTACGATGATATGTTAGGGAACGAACAACTTATCTGTTCGTGTTCAGAAGAAGATTTTATCGCATATCCAAATATTGGAGATATGGTATCGTTGCCGCTAGACGTTCCCATTGAAATGCAAGATGTTTATGTCGTAAAGCAAAGATACATTGAAAAGGATGCCGTGTCATATTTTTGTAAATTATACAATTGGGAGGACTGAATGAATGGAATTTCTACTACGATATTTTGTAGATGGTAATGAAAGTTGTGAAGGGCATACATGGTCATATACTCATGCCGCGCTTATGATTGTCCCTAGAATTGGTGAACGCATATGGATTGATGATAATACTTGTGTAGAAGTAGATATGGTCACATATTCACCTGATCATTGTGAAGGCGATGAGCTATATATTGTAGATATTGAATGCCATGATATTACAGATGATGTGATGGCTGAATGCGATAAGGAGGATTGATTATTTGAGCCATATTTATGTAGAGGTAAAGAAACATCCAACAGATGATGACTGGGCTTGGTGTAAATATTGTACTATGAACACTATCGGCAAGCAGATAATGAACGTACCCAATGACGAATGGAAACGCAAACTAATCGGGGCTGAGCATAGCCCTCTTAGAGAGTTATGGTTTGGTATTCATATGGTTATCCCTTACTGGATTAGTGTGCACTTCGTTCGTCATCATGTAGGGTGCAATCATTACGTTCAATCTCAACGCAATGATAGGCAAGACAAGTATGACCGCAACAAAGCACCACAAGATGAGCTAGTAAGCCATGTTATGTCAATCAACGCCCAGCAGCTTGTATGTATGGCTCATAAGCGCCTATGCAATCAAGCGTCACCTGAAACACGAGCAGTCATGCAACAGATTGTTGATGAGGTGGTTAAGACTAATCCTGAGTTCAAGGATTATCTAGTGCCGCTATGCGAATATAGAGGTGGCTTATGTACTGAGTTTCACCCATGTGGAAGAAATGGTGGTTGATAGAATGTTAGATATTGAAATTGTATATCATGATAAAAATATGCCAAAATTAAAAAGTGTCGATATTGGCGACTGGATTGATCTAAGAGCTAGCGTTGGCGGGTATTTTATGGCTGGTGATTTTGCCTTAGTTGATTTAGGCGTATCTATGAAACTACCAGATGGTTACGAAGCACATGTTGCTCCAAGATCGTCAACTTTTAAAAATTGGGGTATCATTCAAACAAATTCTGTTGGCGTTATAGATAATTCGTATTCTGGTACGAATGATATTTGGAAAATGCCATGCTATTTTACAAGAAATACAAAAATCAATCCTGGTGATAGAATTTGTCAATTTAGACTTGTAAAAAAAATGGAAACGCCAACATTTACAGAGGTTGATAAATTGAATGATATGGATAGGGGTGGATTTGGAAGTACAGGGGTTTAACCATGATTCTACCACGACTATGTATCAATGGTAGCAGATACCGTGTAGAGCTATATTATCCAGAAGAACCAGATGAAGCAATTAGCGTCTTTTCTGGAAGCTCTAAAGCGATGTGTGAGGCATTTATGAATCTACTATATATGACACTAGAAAATTATGATGAAGGATATTTTGCGGCTATAAACGATAACGAGTAAAAAAATGGGGAACATGGTAGACATAATAATCTATCCAATGTTCCCCATTTTTTAATAATCGTACTTTATTTCTAATCTATAGTATCTTCCGGCGCTTAGATAGCACATCCAAACGACATTATCTTCTATTTAAAAAATATTTCTTTATTATTCATTTTTAATTAGCAAAAACTGTCATTTAGCAAAAACTGTCAGGTCGAGTTTCCATCGTAATTGACCGTCTTGACATACAAACCATTTATTTTTTCCATTTTGAATATCATATATATATCCAAAAGCTATATAAGTTCCATTAAAAGCACGTGGAGCACAAACGATAAACTCATGATCTACGAATGTACCAGGAGCAAACGTAACTACACACCATGTAGGGAGTTTTGTCTCAAATATTTCTCTTGGAGTTTTATCTGCTGTAAATGTAGCCGTGAAGGTCTCTTCATCGATAACTGTAGCTATACCATCCTGAACTGTTATGTTCTGTATATACCCGTCGCCAATTGTTAACTTCTGCATACTAGTTCCATCCCAATATGCGACGCCCCCGCAGTTTAATTTTGTGTTTACAACCACAAATATCCCTTCGCCAAAACAAGGAATCATGAATGCTGTAGTTGCGCCAGATGGTCCGCGCATTATAGGCATTATGCAACCCTCCCCTTAATAATCTATTGATGCATACCACTGTACGCTTCCACCAGATGAAATGTCCTGAATGGCTGTCACAAATCCGTCCGGATAGACTAGTGGGTCAGATGTGCCGCCTTTTTCCCGGATCGCTGATGCAACTTTTGTCAGGTCAGTTGTGTTTGTCAAATATTCAGCCATTAGAAGCTCCCTCCATTTGCATTTGCAATTGCTACAGCCGCCCATGCACCATCTACTACTCGAAGAAATTTTCCGTTGTCAGAAGTAGTGACAGCTGGCACTTCGTGAACAGTAACTGCGCCTGTGCGCCCATTCACACTAGTCACTGGGTAAGGCGGCGGATTAGATACGCTGTATTGTTTAACATTATCAACATTACCTAATCCAACAGAGGCCGAATTCAACTCAGCGGCGGATAAATTACCAGCCCCATCTCCTTGAATAATGCCATTGACAGTGATTTTTGGTTGCTTGCCATTTAATTGTATCTGCACATTACTAGTCACGCCATCAAGATAACCAAGCTCAGTTGAGGTCACATCAGATACAGTTACCTTACCAGATGAATTAGACACCAATGCACGATTTGCAGTTAAATTATTTTCTGTGATCGAGAGATACTTTAGTACCAGTTAATGTTATATTCACCTCTACCAACTCCTTTCATTTATTTAATTATATTCGTTTAGATTTTTATTCTTTATTTTGCCCTGTAAAATCACCATATAGATTAAAATTACCGCCAGATGGCTTGTTGTTGTAAAATTCAAAGTTGTATGTTTTTTGCATTGTAATTACCCACCCCTATTATACTATAACCGTCAAAAGAAATAGCAACTGATTCACATTAAAGATCAAACTACTAGTTGAAAACAATCTCCACGGGATTGAATTGGACGTTGGGTCATAACCAGTTTGAATATTGACAAACATTGGCATGCTATCTTTTGAGCCAACTGGAACAACTTGTAAATTCCAATACTTCCATGTGTTCATATTGCCAATTGATGAAGCAGAAGGAGTAAATGTATTGATAAGTGATTTATACCATTTTCCATCATCGGTTGGTGTTTGTATATTGATACTACTTGAATTGAAACGTCTTTCAGTCAACACCTTACGTCCGCTTTTGTATATAACAACTTCACAATTGTCAAGCACGTTTAATCCAATTACATAATCTTTAACGCCCAAATTTATTAGTGCTTGCTCTTTATTGTCTGCATCAGTACCACCTTTCGTAATTGGAACAGGCGCACCAATTGTGTAGGGACTGATGGATGTCGGCATAAGCAGTTTTTTTGTTCTTTGACTAATCTTGCATTCAAACTGCGATTCAAATTGAGGGTTAATTTCTGCTGTGTCTGCGATAATACCACCAATTTTTTCACTTGTCGCAACCGATGGTTGAGGCAATAAAATGTCATAATCCGTCCCGTTATATTCTTGCCACGTTACATTTTTACTGGTTCCCAATTATTATTCCTCCTCTTTAAAATAAATCTGTCCCTTCGTCATTTGTGCTGGCGGAGTTTTTGATACCTTTATTTTATCGCTCTTGAAAGTATCATCCTTTAAATTTTGTAGATATGTCAAATTTTCTGCCGACATATTATATACTGTTTCATTATATGTCGCATTGGCTATTTTTTCTGCGTTTGTAAGATAATAGTCTAACGCAGCTTCATAATTTCCGTTAAAACAAAAATTGTAAAAATCTTTCCAGAATATTTTTTGCGAATAGTGAATGTCCTCTCTTTTAAAATAAGTAAAATCCATTGTTCACACCGCCTTACTTATCTATCTTAATCCAAAAATCGCCCTTCGCCTGAGTGATGGGTTGAGTTTCACTTACGATATATGCTGGACTATATTTTGCAAGAAAAAATCGTTGCAATGCATAGCAAGTGTCAGTCAATACGTTAAAATCTTCAGATGTGATCAACTTTTTTTCTATCATTGGAATTTGCGATAAAGCGGCACGCATCGCAACAATATCTTGTGCTAAAACAGCATCTTGATATGCTTTTAGATATACAGTATCTGTGGTTGGGTCTATGTTCATTTTTTCATCAAATTCTTGTATTTGCTCTGGGAATGTTGTAGCCAATTCTTATCACCTCTATTTAAATATTTGGGTATAATGGATAATATGTTATAGCATTTATTATTTGTTGCCCTGATTCTGACAAGTCAACATTTATAGATTTTACAATATATTTTTTTACTTCGTCCTTACCAAGCGGTTTATGCTCTATAACTTGATTAACGTCCAAGAAGTGTAATGGGATACAAGTAAATTGCACAGAATCATTCAATCTAGTATGTTTCCATAACTCATAATCGGCTCGTTGTTGCGCTAGATTATCAGACATGATATTGTCGTATTCCCCTCCGCATAAAACTTGCGTTATTTTTCCAACTGGACCATATACATAAAATGGACTTTTGTCGTTTTTATCTTCTGATATTGCGTATGATTGTAGATTACCAAGGCTAATTACACAGTCTGGATGGGACGATTCATATTTGAATACATATGGGTGCGCTTCGCCAACTTCAGTATATGGTTTGTCGCTCAACATGGTTTGCTGATAATTCTCATCAACTAATACATAATCGCCTATTTTTACATCATCTTTCCCAAGAATAGTAAAGTAGCACCATCCCGCAGCCGTGTTATTAAAGTCGAATCCATATAATGTATTGTCTTGCATTTCCGTTATGGATGGAAATTTTACTGTAAAATAATTACTGCCGCTTAACTTTGTAAATGTTGTTTCTGTAGAAAAATGTTGCACGTCCTTTGTTGCGCCATACACAACAATAACATTTTTAATATCAGAAAAATCAGTAGTTATCGTCTCAGATATTAAATTGTGCTTCAACAAATCGTCAGCTAAAACAATCTGTTCGTTAGACCCTGTTGGTATTTTTTGATACCTAAATACGCCGTCAGTGTCAAAGAATATTTCGTAATTTGGTAAAATATTCCTAAGCTTATCCAAAATATTATATACCGTACTTCCTTGCTCTATTTCTATATCATAGGGCACATCTTGGATCGAGCCATCAACATTTACACATTCTGATATTACACTTCTTTTGAATCCCGTAAAATCATTTAATATTGCAGTCATAACCTCTTTTACAGAGCTGCCTTGAGGGATTGTGACCGGAAGTCCTGGCAAATATCCATTTCTCAAACCAGTTAAAGCAGCCATCAAATCCACCCCTTGAAAAGAGATAGTATTCGTAGTTGCATTGTAATCCCATTTTGGAGAATTTATCATGTATATGCCGTAATTCTCCCACACTGTTTCACCGGTTTTAAAATTGTCAATCCCACATTGCACCTTAATATATTTATCCAAATATATTTTACTGCCAGGGCTTATATCGAACGACGCATCGGTTACAATTAAAGATATGTCGCACGTTCTGCGAATATCAGATGTTGCGTTAATAGATATGCTTCCAGATAACACATTCCCAGTTATTTCCTCTGTCGTAAAAAATTGCCCAGTTTTATCATCTAGCTCTAACATATCAATTTTTATGTGTTGGTTTCTAACGGATTGCAGATAAACATCTCTATTCATATCTGATTACCCACCTCCTTTTGTTTTATCGCTTACAATGTAAATGGAACAATGCCGCAGTCCATCATATCCTTTTCGTTTGTCGCATCGCCAATTTCCATAAAATTGAAAGATATGTTCATAATACCAGCATTGTAGTTATTATCATATTCTATGGAAGGTGCGCCGGTGATTGCTATTAGCCACATATTCCCATTCGTATCTTTTAAAATTTTCGGTTTTCTATTCGTTAAGAATTTTAATATCTCATCTTTTTGCTTTGTTATATCTTGTTTATTAAATTCTTTAAGATCAAAATAGTTGCCAATAACTTTTGAGCTTACGGAGCCAGCCTGATAATTTGTATCGGCATTTGAAATATATACTGGATATTTTCTGCCAATAGGCTCAAACGTCCCTACATTTATTTTTTGAGTCCCATTACCATATTTTACATCTGCCACCATTTCATAAGAATATGTGTTATCAGATAGAAATACATTCTTAAATTGCACTGTTACTGGATCAGTTTGCACAGAAGATGACGATACACCAGATTTTAAGATTGGTATCACGCTATATACGTATCTACCACCATTTTTGCCTGCAAAATCTTTAAATATAAAGTCAAATTCTTCTATTGTTGGACTGTTTATCGTCTTTTCATATACTATCATTTTATCTCCGGTATCAATATCTGACCGCACAACCTTAATGGCAGATATATTGCTAAGAGATTCAGTTAAGTTGCCAGCATTTAGCGTATTCATAAATTGTGCAAACATTATAGTTGAAAAATCCCATTTTAACGGATTGTTTAGATTTATATTTGTTGAGTATGTTCCATATATATAATCAAATATGGCGTTCCTTAATTTTACGGAATCAATCGTTTTCTTAACTGTAGGATTTGGATTTAATGCATTTGTACTTAAATATAAATCATATCCACATAAGGCTATCATTTATCCACCACCTCAAAAGATATATCGCATAAGTTATCTATTTTTCTAAATACTATTCTATAGTCTTTTGTCGCATCGGCTTTATTTATATAATCGCTTAATACTCTATAATAAAATGGGCCGTCTTTTATACAAACTTCAGCACGCACTTTCCCAGTATCTATATTGCTCTCTTCCACATTTATCAAAATATATCCATCTTCGTTTTTCTTCTCCATCTCAAAAATAGATTTTTCTGCATCACCATACTTATTCAATGGATAAAATACTGGTGAATTAAATTTTATTATCAATGCAAAATTTCCATCTATCTCAAAACCTTTGTCAAATATCACATAACTACCAGGTGCTACCAAAGAAACATAATCGTTGTCTATATATGTTGGTGGTGATGGATAAGCCTCACCTTCAAATAAAACCAGTTCAGACTTTACAACAACAGCGCCGTTTTCACAAGTTGCGCTATTATCAATTATCAATGGGAAATAATCTGATGCTTGAATATATTGTGCTACGAATGTTTTTGTTTTTATAATATTGGTATTGCCAACTGTAACAACATTTACTTCGACAATATATGTCCCATCATTTACCAATTCAGTTTTAAATTGATACGACAAAGACTTGTCTTGAGAATAAAGTATGTCTTTAGAATAGTCTAATTGTGTGCCTATAGAATTTAATAGACGGAAACTATATTTATTGATGCTTTCATTTTCTTTTTGTGAATACGTAAACGAACAAGTCAACGTCGCACTTTCATGTGTAGTTTCTGGGCTAACTATTACGATCTCTGGATTTGTATAAGCTGTAACAATTTGAATATTTGATTTTTCTGAAATTTGCCCTTGATAATTATATGTCGAAACAGTTACTTCATATGTTACACCGTTCCCAAAATTATCGCCTGTTAAAAAATTTGCAGGTAACGTAATGGTATATTCGGATGTTGAAGATGATACGCTAGAAATATATGATCTTTTATATGATTTATTTTGTACGTTTATGTTTAATATCGCCTTAACAGGCTTGTCGCCGCCAGATGATATAAATGTAATGTCCTTAGATTCAGTAACATCAAAGGACGCAATGGGTTGTAGGCTAGGTGTTACGAGTGCCAATTGCATCATCTCCTTTATTTTATACTAGAAAATCATGCTTTTTTAATCTTTCGTTATATACGTCATTGATATTTGTAATAGCATGAACAGCTCGATTGTTCTTATATTGTGGATGTTCCCTACAATACGCTTCATACCCATCTATCTCTGTCAATACTTCAATAAATTCTTCTTTTGTATGCGGTATGTCTCGTAATATCTCATTATCAAAGTGCAATATACGTGTTCTACATTCATTTGCATTACGCATTTCGTACCGTTGTATTTGTGAATCTAATTGATTTTGTAAGCTTTCTAGCTTTGTAATAATCTCAGCGTTTATAGCTCTTCCAATTCCTTTTGCCAATGCCGACCATGGATTTATTTTAATTTTAGATACTTCAATCAATGACAATATAACAATCAATAATCCAGAGCTGCCTAAAACAATTCCTTGAATCGTCACTGTTTCACCCCCCCTATATTTATACACTGCCAATGGCAACCCAAGCCATTTTACGATACGCTAATGTTGTACCACCAACCGATGGAACATTTACTGTAAAATTAGTTTTAGTGACTGAATCATAAAAAGCAGTACAAACAACGCCGTTGAACGGCTGCCCGATAATCACAATCGGCTTTGCGGTGAAGGTCGTGCCGAAGGAAATAGTGGTGTTTGTCTGCCCTGTACTTTTATATCCTACGTCATTCCAGCCGCAGACGATTTTTTTGCCTCCCAGGAGCGTCGTTTCGGCTCTGTTTGCCAGGTCGTATGCTTTTTTTACGGCGCCGGGCGTCGCGGCAGTGCCGCCGGCGGTGTCGGAGGTACTGAGGATGGAGTCCGAGAGCTTGACGTGGCCGTAGTTCGTCAATGTGCCCTTGCCGTAGGTCGTCGCCGTGCTGGCATGATTCGTCGGGGCTTTGCTTCGTGCTTCCGTTAATGCTGAACTGGCATTTGATTGTGCATCTTGTGCCGCAGCTAGAGCGTCTTGTGCAGTAGTATTGATTTCATCGGCCATTGTTCCCAACGTTTTTAAATTAACCGCGTCATATTCATCTACTGGATCTCCGACATATTTCAATACAACATTAGGATCACTACCGCTTGAATAAAATTTTATCGCGCCGTCTACTTGGCTAACATCAACCTTATTACCGTTTTGGTCAACCATAGTGTAACTATCAATAATTAGTAAATTGCTTGCCTCTCCACCATTTTTATCTAATTTAGAATTGTCTGTTGGATGTACATGGTCTCCTCTGGAATATTTTTCAGATTTCCCAGCATTGCCACTTCCGCTATCGGCTTTTGGTAAATTGTCACTTGGTAATACAGACGTTGGCACTTTTGCGTCTATCTGCTCTTGAATGTTACTTGTAACGCCAGATAAATAACTTAATTCTGTACTAGTCACGTTGCTTGTAGCAACTTTACCAGATGCGTTAGACACAAGTGCCTTATTTGCACCCAAGTTAACACTTGTTATACTGGATGCGCCACCCGTTATATTGTTTTGCTTAGATCGTTGTAACTCTGTAATGTCTTGTGCATTTTTTGATATCGCACCCTTATCTTTCGTGGTAAAGTCATTATGCGTTCTGACGTAAGTGTTGCCATTTGGAACATCATCTTGAGTTAATGTAACGTCACCCGTTTTACCATTTACGCTTTTTACGGTTGATACAACCCCATCTCTTTGTGAAGCCATACAAATATAACATTGAGACGCATTGTTTTGTGGGAATGTAACTCTAACAATATCCCCGCTTGATATTGTATGCCCACTAGGATTGTCTACATTTTCATATATGTGCCCATTTATTTTTATTTTATATTTTCCATTATTGTTTTGAGATATGACATATCCTCTATATGTCTTATCATAATCAAGTTTGCTTTGTGTTGTCTTAGCAACAGTTTGCATAGTTTTTAAAATATTAAAATTATCGTTCAATATATCACCGCTTTCTATAAAATATATAAGAGAGGGCATTTAACCCTCTCTTATATATCCGGTACTACATCTGATATGCGTATCTACTTAATCTCTTCATTTCATTCATAAAACTCATAATGTCTGTAACATTTGGCAATGTTATATTTTCAAAATGTTGTACAACACCACCAACATTATTCCGTAGTTCATTTAAAAGTCCGCTCTTAAACGAACGTGGGCTTTGTCCTGCCCATCGCATAATATTTGCCGTTGCATCAGCAGGAACAATACCGTCGCCACGATTCAAGACACGCAACTCAGGTCCATTTTCACCAACCAAAGATAGACCGCCACGAACACCCAAAGAACCGCTAGCATAACCCTTGTTGTCCGATAACTCTTCTAATTGCTTGTTGATTTTTTCTTCTTGCTCTAAAATGACAGAAAGCTCATTCTCTCTAAGCTTTTCTATTTCTTCCTTTTGCTCCTCCAATGCCTTTTCACGATTATAAGCATCTAGTGCGGCCTGTGCATCATACACGCTTTGTCCGCCAGAAACGTATTGGAATCTTCCATCCTTGTAAACAAGAACCCGTTCTGCTTTTGCCTTGGCTAAGTTTTCAAGTAATTCTTCGTATTTTAATTGGTCGTCTAGTTCTTTGTTCTCATCCTCAAGTGCGCTTATTTGAGCATCGTATTTTTCGTTAATGGCATCTTTTAATTCTTTCAAATCATCAAGCTGTCGATTTAAAAGGTCTTTTTCTTTGTCCTTTTGCCACTTATAGATCTGCTCTTGATATTTCCAATAATCCTCTAAATATTCAGCCCTATTAGCAAAATATTTTTCATTCATTTTGTTTAGTTCGTCATAATATGCTTGTTCTGTAATTTGATCCATAGCTAATTGGTGGTCTTTCCATTTTAACCATTCTTCAAATTCTTTTTTCCAAGCATCTTCTGTATCACTAGATGATCCACCGCTATAACCAGAGGACGTGTGCGAAGATGAATATCCTGATGAGCTACCAGACGATGCATAACTAGAGCCGCTAGAAGATAGTCCATAGTTGTTAAATAGCGTGTTTAAGTAAGAGGACGATACTGTTACAGAGCCAGTAATTCCAGCTTTGCGCATAGTCATTTTAGCCGTATCTTTTGCGTTATAAACAACTGCGCCCTTTTTAATATTAGTTAGCGTCGGCAAACCATTATTAGCTATGCGTTGTTTGCCGTTCTCTTGAATGATTTCTGGTCCTTCTTCGTTTACTAACGTCAAACCGCCACGAGCGCTTCTTGTGCCCTTTGCGCTTTTTTCTGGTTCTCTGCCACCATGCCCAGTACGATCTCTATTACCACCTGCGGCTCTATCAACACTGCCAACAGCAGCGGCGGCAGCAGCGGCTTTTGTCTTAACAGTATCTAAGCTAGTGCCCAACAAACTTAGTTGCGTACGAACTTGACTAAACGTCGTGCTTTTTATGCCTTGCAATGTATCATATACATCGTTCGCGGCATCATCAGCATTACCAGCTTCATCTTTTAAATCGTCGATGTCCTTAATTGGATTTTGAAGCGTAACGTCAGACATATTCTGCAATAAGCTCTGCAATGACATTATATCTTGATCTGTAGCTCCAAGCTCACGCATTTTTTCAACAACACTGTTCATGTCAATATTGTTGTTTTCTGTTGCTACGCCAATGTCATTTAAATATCCAATTAAATCAGATGATGTTAATTGAGCGTTAATGCCGAATTCTTTCCATGCCTGAATTGCAGCAAACACACCAGATTCACTAGTACCAAGTGATTCAGCCAATTCTTTTAAATTGGTGATAGTAATCTCTGTTTGTCCATCAACGTCTTGATATGTAGCACCTACCAATTTGCCTTTTTCGGCTAGTTGCTGCATTGTAAAGACAAAGCCAAGACCGGAATTTTTAGCATCACCAAACAATGGCGATAATTTAGCCATAGCTTCTTGTGCGATTCGCATAGCTTCAGGCACATTATTTTCTAAGGCATCTATAAATTTTTGATATGTGCTTTCATCGAATAGCAGTTGTGCGCCAACTCTGAATTCGCCACCAATTTGACCGCCTTCTAGCAATCCTTGCATTTCAGAATATACGTCTGCAAACCCTTCATAGCCAGAAGAATAATCAAAGCCGCCAGATGCTATTGCCTCATCGAATCTTGCTTTAGCATTGATAGCTTTATCCACCATATCAACATATTCCGCAAGACCGATTTGAGCGTTAACAAATGACATATCCTGAGATGCTTGATTTACATTAGTAAATGCTTTTGCTAGACCTTCGCTCATTCTAATCAAAGCACCAGCACGCTCTTCCGTCATTCCATATGCTTCAGCTAACCCATGTATTTGTTGCGCTGTAGATTCTGCACTATGCCTAACTCTATAATCAACAGCTGCCATCAGTTCAAATTCTTTGACGGTTTTTTCAACTGTTGCGTCTACATCTTTGCCTTCTTGTTTTAAAGTTTTATATGCATCATATTGTTCTTTAAAAGATTCTGCTAATGCTGTAAATCTGGCATGTTCCCAATCGGTGCCTTTACCGCCAACACCTTCTCGTAATTTTGCAAACTCATCATAAAACTCAGAAGTTGTTAACTTGTTCTCTTTTATGACAATATTATAATTTAGCAGCGCATTTTCTAGCTCTTTTAACGCCTTAGCTTGTTCATCGCTACCTTCTTCTGCATCCAACCATTTTTGAGTTAAATCTTTTATATTAGGAATTACTCCACCAATCGCAGTTCCTACTTGGGTTATTGCATCTCTTGTGCTTAAATATGTTTTATTTAAAGCGTCAACAATTTGTGTATCTTCTTCAATCCATTCAAATTGAGGTCCAATAGACGATTTGTTATAAACAGCCTCAACACCAATAGTGACGCCTTTTTTTTGAGCTGTTTCTAATAATTCTTGAGCAGCCTTAATTTTTTCTTCTTTTGCATCTTCTGCCATCGTCTTATAGATTGCAATCAAATTATTCAATCTATCAATTTCAGCTTGAATTTCAGGAGTTCTATCTTCCCATGGTGTAGCGTTTAAATCTTTCAGTCTATTTTTTGCTTGTTCGTATTTGTTTTGTAATCTATCCGCTTCTTCTATCGCATTTTCAAAAGCCTCAACTTTGCCCTCATATGACGCGGCATGTCTAGCTTCTTCTATACCTTTAACAATAGCTGGAATTACCGTTCCAAATACGACCAAAGCCGCTGATAATGCTGCAATGATTGGTAGAGCTACTGAAGCAGCACCACCAGCTACGGAAATAGCTTCTGCAAGAGTTCCAGAACCTTCCCTCACAAGGGATATCACAGCGCCAAATGTTTCAAATTGCTTTTTTGCGGCAGAAACAATCTTCATCGCTTTTAATAACGACGTAGCACCCCAACCAAGAGATGTAAGTAATGTAATCTGTGTTATAACTTGACCTAAACCAGTATCAGCAAGGCTTAATATGTCTGATATACGATCCATCAAGAATTTAGCAAAGTCGTTATTTACAACATTATTAGAAAACGATTGCCATTTTGAATCAATTTCTGACAATTTAGCCTCAAAAGACTCCATATATCTAGCATTTTCTTTCATAGCCGAGCCTTCAGAGGATAGCGCTGTTTCATTTGCTTTAACTGCCGTGTTAATATTGGACATAACAGCAGCCAATACTTTATATTGATTAGTACCAGCTATTGTATCGCCCAAAGCAGTTTTTTGAGCATCGCTCATTGAATCCCATTTGGGCTTTAATTCCGTTAAAACATCATAGGTGCTTTTTAATTTACCATTTGCACCTTCTACCTGTATTCCATATGCAGCTAGAGCTGACTTGTTTTTTACAATTCTTGCCGCAATCGTATTAAGCCCTCTGGCAACCTGTGCATGTGTTCATTAAGGGTCGTTAATCCTTAACGGTTCTTACATAATATATATTTTATCATCATATTATGTTAAACTCCTCGTATTCTCATACGATGTTCAGACCATATCTTAGCTATATAGCTTATTCCGCTTCGACGCACTTGCGCCTACTCCATAAAGGATGGTCGTTGAACCTTCATCCTTGCTCTTAGGATGCTTGGCTGCGGGTTTTCTCGATGTCTCTATATTTTTTACTATACCTCCGTCATTACACATCGCCACCATACACGTTTCCGTTATGATTTAGTATATAGAGCTTTTCAAGACGTTCCCGTCAATTCAAAATATTTTTACCGCAACCCACAAATTAAGCTGCGTCCGGTCATAATTTCTGTGCCAGCTGTGACCAATCCGATGATTTCAGAAAATTCATTGCCATAAGTAGCCATACCACTAGATGCAATTTCCATTGCTTGTGATAAATCGTTAGTGCCTACACTAAAATTGTTTGCCTTGATATTTGACTCAATTTGCTAAATCGAGCCGAGGTTATTCTATAATATAGAATCCTCGCCTATCGTTTCCAATAGGAATAGACTATATCATCACCCTATTAAATAGGGGCAGGGCGCTTCGACAGATAGCACTTCTGTCTACTCTACTAGCTTCAGTTGGTATATCCCCAACCTTATTTAAAATGCGTTCGATAGTCGTTGAGCCTTACCAAGTATTCCATCTTGGTCTTGGTTGCTGATTGCCATGCTATATTTCTATAGTTTAGGTTTCCAGCAGTTCACCCTGTTTATAGAGGTCTACAAAATTAAACCTCGTTATATGCGTCAATTACTTCTGTAGCAAAACTAGCATCTTCGCCAAATGCACGAATCTGAGATGTAATAGATGCGGCCGCATCTTCTGCTGATATTGCTGTATCGGCCACATTCTGATACATTGCCGCAACAGTTGCCAATGATGCCGCATCTTGGTCATTAAATCCAGATTTTCTAAATTGTGCCGCAGCAGACACCATGTCTGACAGTTACAAATTATTCAATAAAACCCCAATCATCATATTGCTTCTGTTCTTCTTCGGACTGTCTCTGTAGCTCTTGGTAATATTCTGGACTATGCTTATCGTATTCCTTTGTTAATTTCTCAAGATTTTCATCGAGAGGAACACCAATAAGCCATCTCAATCCAAAACCAAACATCTTGCATACCGCCCAAAAAACAACGCCTAAAATAAGAATGGTCATGTGATATCTCTCCTTTGCTATTTTGTAATACCACTATAGCACATATTGAATAATTTGTCAAGGGGTTTTCAAGCCCTTCCTGAATATTTCTTCGCCCTATATGTTTGGAGGGTCGCCCTGTATATTCGATTGACACACCGCTCATCACGGCTTCGCGCCCAATCTGCCCTTTTATCATACATTATTTATGATGGATTCTTTAGGTTTTTCAACCATGGAATCATCCTTATCGTCTTTCTGCTTTCGCACTAATTGTTCATTACTAATGAATATATCACACTCAGGCATATCTCATCCTCATGTTGTAGTGATAAGGCTCTTGAGGCTTTCAAGGGTTTAGGGGCTGTTCTCTATGCACATTTACCATCTGTACATACCGGCTCAGACCGATTTGGTTTACCGGTTCTTGCGACACTTTGACCTGCCTTTGTTAATTTGTCTACATAAGAATCTAATGACGCACCGGACAAGTCAGAGACCTTCTTAACGTTTTATGTTTAATGTAAATGCAATGATAATATATTTCTTATATTCTTATATTCCCAATATGGGATTCTTACCAATTTTATGTTGTGTTGTTTGCAATATATATCTTTTATTCTATCATGTTTCTTAGCAAGTTCAAAATTCACTCTTGCTCGCTCTTTAGAAATACCACCAAATGTGCATGGTTTATAATGTTGTCCGCCATCATATTCTATACAAATGTTATAATCTGTAAGGTAGAAGTCAAATGGAAGTGGTAATTCATCTTTACAATCGTGAAACTTAAATTGTGGCTTATACAATACATTAAGTTCATCAAGAATACGTGCAACCTCTTTTTCTCCTTTAGACGATTTGCAATTTGGGCATCCTTTACCATTTAATATATTATTTGATCTAGCCTCCCAAACATTCCCACATTTCTTACACCTAAAAGACGTTTTCGTTGCAGTATTATAATATTCTCCAACAACCTCAATAGAATCATCTATTTTAGCAATCCTATTTATTAACTCATTTTGATTCAATGGTGCCCTTTTACCGCATTTTGGACAACCGTTTGATACATGTAGCATATTATCTGGTAATACGTCCCAACGATAGCCACAAACAACACATTCATGTTCTATCTTTGTTTTAAGATTTATATATTTTCCAATTACTTTAATTGTTGGCTTTTTTATTGCTAACTCGGCTTCATATTCTTCTTGTGTCTTTTTTACTCTATTTGCACAATACGGGCATCCCCTTCCCTTTGTAAAATTAGCAAATGTCATTTCTAAAACACCTTTGTTTCTGTGTTTTGGACAAATATATTGCAATTTCGTAGCATTATTGACATATTCTGGAGATAATAATTCATATCCACGTTCATCAAACTCAAATTTTACTAAATCATAATCTATTTTTCTTCTATTCACACATTCACCTCCTTATGAATATTTGTCTTATCATTACATTGAAAGGACGCTACTCCTACATTCGCTTACGCGCTTATATTTTCATATAAGACCAGACTATATCTTCATCCATTTTTTTGGATGCCCATCACTTCGAACGCCAATCGCTTGCGCCCTACTCCTACTATTAGGATAGTCGTTGAACTTTACCCTATTCGGGTCTTAGCTGCTGATTGCCCAATCTATCAACTTTTCAAGCATTTACGTTTGAGCATATTTCATCTCTCCGCTTTAGCATGATAGCTCTAAGGGGTTTCCAGCAATTCAATGGGTTATTTTTCAATCATATTGCTATGAAAGCGAGCTTATATTATAAACTCTGTTATTGCAGAATCAAGTTCCCTAACTTGTTCAACCATAGATGAAATGACTTGAATACTTCTTCTGAATACATCATTAGCTACTTGATAAGTTAATGATAAATCGTCTCCAGCGTTTTTTAATTCTTTTGCAGAAGCCGACGCATCTTTCATATTTTTAGCGCCACTTTTCGCACCAGAACTATCAACATCTATTTTGTATTTATGTCCTTTTAACTGATTCTCTAAATCTTTTAGATTAAGTTCAGCGTCTACGAGTATTGAATATTGAGATTGTCTACCCATTCATCACACTCCCTTTTTTGATTTGTGAATAGGCCACAAGGATTCCCTCTGCGCAATCATCTTCATTTTTTTTGCTACTTGGGGCAACCCATGCTAAATTTAGTCCAAATTCTTCATTCGCCATCTCTATGGCTTTTTTCTTCAGAACATCTCTTTGCAATCCAGCTCTTGTGCCGTCAAAGAGATTAAGGTCGCCACGCCATTTGCTTGGCATCAAGAAGCATGGCCTTATCTCGAAGCCAGCACATAGTGCTAAAATCACGCCTTGTACCGCACCCAATTTCTCTATAGTTGACGCGCCTTTCTTTAGTGGTACTTCCTCAGCATAGAGAATCGTCGGCTCATACTGTCTAAATATTTTTGATAATTCCATAGTAAGCATCATTACTCTATCATGCCAATCATCCCCTTTGGGTTTAATTGTACCATATGCAATGAGCCTCCCGTCATCAAATATAGACCATCCAGTAGATGACGTGCTAGCATCTAATCCACATATCACCATGTTAACTTTCCTCAACGTGAAGAGGCGTGTTGTGCATCTTGACATTCAATCCAGCCATTTGCATACCCTCTTTCATCCATTGTTTAATTTTACGTTTCCCTATACGTTTTACCAATGCTGTCCATGCGTCGCGCTTTTTTGGGAAATTGTCTCCAAATGCACTACCCCATTTTATTGCGCCATAAATAATATCAGCTAGATACTGTCTTGCATCTACATTAAAATAGTCCCCAGCAACGCCAATGTGTTGTCCGTAATTTGGCGCATAATAATACGGACTACCCATATTCATAGATTCTGGGTTATAGTAAAATTCGCTTGTCGCCGTAGAGCCTCTTCGCAAATTATGACTTCCACTCGTATAATTCCAAGCCTCTTTAAATTCCCCACTTCTATTGTATGCTGTTGGATGATAAGCCTCATATACTACTACACGAACAATCTCTCTGTTTTCATTCCATATCTTTTGAACAACGTAATCCGTCGCTTTTTGTAACGGTGCGGCTAGCATCTGATATAATTCCGCTTCACTTTTTGCCGTCGGCATTTCCAGACACCTCTAGTAATTCATTCATCTTCTTGCTAAATTCTGGAATCTCGTTGGAAATTTTAATTAAAATTCTAATCGGATTTTCTTCATATGCAATCGCAGTATCAACGTCTTTATAGTTTTCAATAGAAGATTTTACTTTATCAATAAAACCTGTCTTTAACCAATAATCGTGCCCCTTTTCGGAAATCTCCTCGTCAGTAATATCCGTAGCATAATGCATCAAAAGCATATCAATATTTTGTTGCTTTTCTGCCCAATTCTCGGCGTTCTTTGTGCTATTTGCAATTGCCTGCACCTGTGCATACGTTAAATAATTTTCAATTTTAATGTTGTCATACATATTATTTTCCTCCCAATTTCCCAATTAGCTTATATTCGCCATTGCTCTTTTTTAACTTTACATATTTTGGTGTTTCTTTAAAAATGTTTTTCAATACAATCGTTTTGTCTTGTACTTCTATATACAAATCCCCGTGCCTTTCAAAGCATACTTCATAATATCCTTTTGGAATAATGTATTGCCTTTTTACTTTACAATCATCGCCATCTTTTAAATATTTATAAATATTTAATTTAGAACACCAGTAAGTAAACGGGCATTTTTCTTTTTGTATTTTGCAACTTCCATCATTTAGATACTCACACATTGTTATCACCTTAAAAATTAAAAAATAAGGGAGCTAAAAATAGCTCCCTTATTTTAATATAATTAACTGCCAGAAACAGTTACCTTAACATACGCCGGTTCGACATTCGCCGGAGCACTCTTTAGAGTTACAGAAACAACGGCAACGCCAGCCTGATTGCCAGATGTAATCTTACCGGTTTCATCAACATTTGTACCAATTGCCGTAGAAGCAGGTGTATTCTCAACTGCAAACGTAAAGTTATCATTAGAATAAATCTTAGATGCAGTATTACCACCAAAGACAGCACGTACTCTTAGTGTTTCAGAATCGTTCTTACTAATTTCAACGTCGCCATTATCAACAGCGATTGCTACAACATCGTCCTGCCACTTTGTACCAAAAATTTCCTGAGTCATAGTACCGTAGATAGGCGCTTCTTCGCAAGATGCACTATTATCATAAGCAAGCGCGGAGCCGCTTAGAGATACAGTAGCAGTAGAAGTTGCAGACCATGCGATATTCTGACCACCATTTAGCTGATACTGAGGAATATCAGTAATTAAGCGACCATACTTAGCAGAAGATGCGGCAACATTAGTTGCGTCACCAGAATACAGGTCGTTAATTAGAACTAGATGCAATACCTTTGGAACATACTGTGCCTTAATGGTAATGCTCTTTGCATTTTCATTGATATAGAAATACTTGACGCAATACTTGTCCCCATTCTTAGAACTAGGAATGGTCATCTTGTTACCGGAAATTGTTGCAACCGTCCAATCTTGATTGGTGCCAGTCTTTTTATACCAACCAATCATAGCGCCATCAAATGCAACGGCTTTGTTCGTAAGCGTTAGGCTGCCTGCGGTCGTGATGGATTCACCAGAATTACCACTTTCATAAAGAGATAGACCGCCACTATCAACATTGACGCCTAGAGACGCTGCAACATATTCTAGGTTGAACATTGCGATATGTTCACATAAAGGCGCAACCCTTTATGCCGTTCTCAAAGGAACTGCTTTGCCCTTTCGGCAAATGTCCAGACTATTTGTTCACCTCTATACAGAGGGAAGGATTTTTCCACACCCATTAGCTTGATGTGTACTCTCCCGCAAGGAGATAGTCGTTGGGGGTGCTCCATATCTATTTGACTTAGGAGATTCCCTGCTAAACTACCCATTAGATTTTATTTGGCTCAACTTTAGTATGTTTTCTTGTTGTTGTTATCATTTTATTGATTGCATTTACCAACTCGTCATCTGTTGGCAATCTATCGTCATAAGCGACAATCCTAATAACTTTATATCCTTTAGATTCTACAAAATAATCTCTGCGCCCATCTTCCTCTGTTTTATTCTTGTGCCAATACCACCCGTCATATTCAACGTCGATTTTAACACCATCTATAATAGTCATACAATCAAGAGAAAGTTGGTCACAAGGATAATTTAATTCGCAATTGCCATATTTTTCCTTAATCATATCACGTAACATAATTTGAGGTTTAGACGTTTTGCAAGTCCCATTTTTATACAGTGTTTCACTAACTTTAGCCCTTATCTCTTGTGAACATAATGGGGCTTTGCCACCATATCTCTCAATATTTGTAGATTCTATCTTGTCGGATATTTCCTTTATGGAGCGTAAATCTTTTATACCATTCTTTACTCCATAATGCTTATTAAAGCTATCTTGAGTTTTTTGAAAAATCTCAGCGTTGTGCAACGGACTTAACGTACCATATTTTTCCATACAAGTGTTAATAAACTTCTTTTTTATATCTGATAAAAGCATAACATTATCGACACCGTATTTAGCATTAACAGTTTCTTTAATTTCTTTACCTTTGCAAGAAACGCAACAATCCTTGTTTTTTCTTTTACGAGATTTTTCATAGTTCCTAGAGGTAGGATAATACGTATTACCGCAATAATCGCATTGTACTGGTATTTTGGCACCACTGCTACATTTAAGTACATCTATCGCTTTTGGATAGAATACGTCGCCAAAGTTAGTGTATTTGTATCCAAGCTCTATATACTTTGGTCTATTCGTCGGATGCCACTTCATCTCGACTAATTCATTTTTTAGTAACATATTATCCTCCTTTCTATATTACATTATACAACAACAACATATTAAAGTCAATAATAAAATCAATCTCTTTACTTTTTAGAACCACTCAGCTTGCCATTTCTAGCTACTGTTTGGGTAAAAGAGCTTTAGGGCATTTTCAAAGCATTAAACCCTTAGTACTTAATCCTCACAGATTAAGCAATGCAATTTACATCAGTAATTTCAATTGTTAGATTAGAATCATGGAAATATTTCTGTTGTATTTTATATAGAACGCTACTTCTATATAGCGGACATTTGCCGCCTCATGATTTCTCATGAGCATAGACTATATCATTCATCCATATAGGACGCTCCCCACTTCGAGCGCCAATCGCTTGCGCCCTAATGCTATTTCAAGCATAGTCGTTGAACCTTGTAGCCGTAGCTACCTTGGCTGCTGATTGTCCAATCTTTATGATTTTTACACTTTGGTACATAAAGCTCTAAGGAGTTCCCAGCAATTCGAGGAGATACATTGCAACATTGCTGTTACAACGGGCTATTTATCATTTCCATTATGATATTTAACCGTAGAGTAAATTGCCTGTATAATAATTAAGTCATATCAATTCGTATGTATTTTATATCTGTATTCAACAGAACATCTATATTTGATTTAATTTGTTCTCTTGTTGGCAACTTGCCAGAGCTAAAGAACCGCAAAACTTTATACCCACACCCTTGCACGTACTTGTCACGTTTTGCATCCTTTTCTTCTTTTCCTGCATGCCAATAAGCACCATCAAATTCAACATCTATTTTGACGCTATTTACTTCAATAAAACAGTCTAAAGAATACCAAGACAGAGGATAATTTAAGTCACAATGTCCATACATTTCTTCTAATATATCGTGTAAAGCTACTTGCGGTTTAGAAGTTGGGCACGTGCCATTTTGATAGAAACTATCGCATTTCTTCTTTTTGACGTTAGCATCACAAGACACATTATCTACTCCATATCGCTCTCGACAACTATTTATTACAGTTTGTCTAAAGCCTCCATCTTGAGAAATATACTCAACACCATATTTTTCAAGACATGTGTCTTTTTGCTTTTGTTTGAAGTCATCTCGTTGCAAACACCAATCTACGCCATATAACGCCCTGTTGGTTCTAATTGCTTTCTTGCGATTGCATTTTCTACAACAATCCCCATATTCTTTATCATGTTCTTTTATATAATCTCTAAAATCTCGAGCGAATATTTCTCCGCACCCATCACATCTCACCATTACTTTTTCATGTGATTCTGGGCTTAAATCTTCCGCTTTAATTATGACCTCATTACCAAAGGAAGTAAATTGATATCCCCTTGATTCAAAATGAGACTTATTTTTGTAATGCCATCTCATTTTAATCAATTGATTTTCTACCAACATAAGCCTCATCCCTTTCTTTTTTTTTATATTGATATGATTTAATTATTTTTGTATTCATATAAGTTCGCAACACCTATATCGTCTTGCTGTTACCAGTAGACCGCTCATGCTTTC